CGAAAGCAACAGCTTGATGGCTTCCGGGTTGCCGATACCGTGTTTCTGCCCGTCGGCGGTGTGAAACTCGATCAGGTTTACACTGTTATTCTCTTGTAATTCTTTGTAGCGCGCGAGGGTTTCGCCGAGCGCTTTTGCTTTTTCTTTGTCCATAATTTTTTATCTGATTTGATTGTTGTTACATACAAGTACATCCCCGACGATGAAATCTTTCGACGCCGGGTGATGGGCACAGAATATCCTGCTCGCTTCAAGGTTGAAGGAGAGGGTGATGAGCTTGCCCTCCTCATTGACGACCATCGTCGTGTCCCCGTCCAGTTCCACCAGTTCGATACAGCCGCCGACAATCGACTGCATCTCCTCCAGCGTGAAGTCTGAGCCATTGGCAGGCTGTACCGGTTGGCGTGTCCCGTCAGTTTTGATGATTTCTGCCATGCCTTCAGGTTTATGGGTGCTGCATAGTTCCACATAATACTTCCGCCGCGCCAGCAGCCGTTCGTATTTCTCGGGCTCCTCGTCCTTGCGCACGCCGATCGGGGTACCGCAGGCAAAGTGTTCCACCAGCACGCAGCCACAGGTGTGCGTGATTTTGACGGAGGTGCCAAGCATCTCTATTCTCGCGTTTTCCTTGGGCACGGCATCACTCTTGATGATGCGCAGTTTATCAAGTATGTTCATGATTATTTTTAATGCTGAGCGTGATACCGCTTCACGGTACGCAGCTGGTTGATGATATGGCTGAAAAGTTCCCGTGAATAGATGCGGTAATAGAATGCAGCTGAATACTCGCACACATTGCCGTGAAAGTCCACGTGGGAGCGGTCATCCGCAAAGTCGAACAACTCGCCCTGGATTTCCAGCGTGTACTTGTTTTTCTGTAGCCAGTCGAAAAACTCGAATATGTCCTTCTTTACCGAGTGGAACGTGCAGTACTCGTAGTGGTTTGCACGCAGGTTACGCAGTAGTCCGGCCAATTCGTTCCGGTTTTTCCGCTCGTTGATAAGCGACTTTGTACATGTGGCAATATTTCGGAAAAATAATTTTTTTCCGTCCATGACGAACGAATACGGGATATAGGCCACATTCGTATTGTACCATGCCATGTACTGCCAGAACGGTTCTCCTTTGACAATTTGCGGATGGCGGTACAGTTTCTCCATGTGTCTACTTATCTGGCTGCTTATTTCCATGTCAGAGAGGCTCAAGGAGCGTTCCGCCATGAAGAACCTGCCGCCCGAGCGGAAGCAGAGGGGATACAGGTTGCCGTGGTAAGGTTCCCCGACGAAGAACCAGTCGCTTCCCACGCGTGCCGGTGGCAGGCATTCGAAAAGGTAATAGTAGCGCTCTTCCGAGATTTCCCGGAAGGGCCGGCTGAGTGCCCGGTTGTAACGTTTCACCAGTAGTGCCATGCGGTCGGGCGATACGGCAATCAGGTGCGGGTTCTTCTCCCTTTGGCGCAACTCTTCCAACGTCTCACCGCCGTAATCGCTGCGTGTGTCGTCCGACATGGACGTGAGGCATGCCCCGTCGAAATAGCGTGAATCGATGATGTATTTCATGGGCAGCCGGGTTAAATGGTTATCTTCAACACCTGGCCGGCGGCATATTCGGCATTGCGGGTGAGCTGACGCTGCCATGCCTGGTTGCGCGGCGACCATTTGAAGGCGTTACGTTTCAGGGTCGTGCGTGTATCGGCATCGGGTATTTTGTCGAAGAGGATTTGCAGGCGGTCTTCCTCGAAGTTGTAGACCACCTTGCCGCCATCGAACGGAATCTCACGATTTTCACGACTTGCCCGTTCCTGCTGCTTTTCTCGTACCTTGCGGACGAGTTCGGGATACTTGAAGATCGAATGGCGTGCCGTGACGATGGGTTTCTTGACCTTGGCGTTCCACTTTCGCAGATGAGCGATGGCACGGTCGATGATTTCCACGTTGCCATGATTGACATAGGTGGAGAGACGCCCGGCGAGGTTGCTGACGAAGAGAGCCCGGCTATAGCCTCGTGCCGTACCCGTATCGATACCGTGAATGGTCGAGGCGGCATCGTCGATAAGGGCTTTGACCTTCTGCCACTCCTCCTGGAGACGCTGCTCCCCGGGCTTGGCCGCTTCGGCAGCCTTGCGAATCGCTTCGAGTGCACGTTCTCGCCATTCCCGGAACGCCGTGACGCTCTTGGCGTGGCTGTTGCAGGCCTTTTCGTTGCGGCCCGTGTTGAAGCGTGCAGGCCCCGTAATCATCGCGCTGGCACAACGGCTGTTGGCGGCGATCATGGCAGAGAAATACCGCTTGTAGTTTTCCAGGTAACGTTCCCGCTGCTGCTCGGGCATCGACTGCAAATCCTCGTGCAGTTCCTTTTCGTGCGAGGCAATGTCTGATTCACCCCGCTCGTCGGGTGAGAAAGAGGTGAGGTTGTAGGAGCTGCACGCCTGCTTGAAATATTCTTCCAGATAGCCCGGGTGAGCCACTTCCACAACTTCCCAGTCCTTGAAGTCTGCCGGGGCGAGGATTTCTTCCCTGCCCGGGTTCCCTACAAGATGGGAATAACTGCAATACCCGTGTCTCTTTCCCCTGAAAAGAAACGCTACCGGTTCGCTTTCCGGGGCATCCACGCGCCGCACCATGGTTACACGGTGGGCATTTTCCTTTGTCAATAATGTTGTTTCCATACCTTTCTTCTTGATTTCGTTATTTGATTGTTTCCGATTTTTATTGTTGCTTCATCCGGGCGGCATGGCCCATTACGGAGGCGAATCCCACCTCGATACCTATCTGGTATCCGCCCTTGATGGTTGATTCCAGCTCCGCCTCGCTTTCGATCAGGGATTCCGAATCATCGGCATAAAGCCTATACAGGGCGAAGACGTCCGCCTTCCATAGCTTCCGGGCATTTTCCGCCGGTACAAGCAGCCACACGAAACCGTCTTCACGGGTTACCTTGACGGCGGCTTCGCTATGGCGCAAAGTCCGCCACTCCCTGATGTCCAGTGCCACCGTCCAAACGATATACATCAGCGCATCGTGGCGGCTTTTGACATCGGGGGAATCACACAGGCGGCTGACCACAGCTTTGAGTGTCCGGAAAGAGTCCGCCATGAACTGCTCCACGACGTATGCCTTCTCCGCTATGGCGGCACAGACCTCATCAGCCCGTCCACTCTCGGGCACCGCTTGTATATCCTCCTCCTCGAGGAAGATTTCGCGGTGCAGGTAGTTCAAGTAGTAATAAGTCCTCATACCGTTTCCTCTTGTCGGGTGAATGTTATTCTCGTCTGCCCGTCATACCCGAAATTCGCTTTTAACCCGAAAGCTTCGGCATCGCTCGATATGCAGCAGATGTCCCAGCCGCTGAGCGTATCCGGGGTGGTGATGACGGTATTACTCTCCGAAATCCTCGGTGATTTGTCTCTCAGCGCGGCACCGTTACAGATACCGCGCAGGATCACACCCCGCTGGTGGGTGGTAAGTTCTTTCATTTCCATAATAAATAGCTTTCAGTATTTTATTCGCCCTTTCCCGTCCATTTCTGCACGTATTAGGAAAGGACAGAAACATCCGTCGAAATATTTTTCACGAAAAATACCCGCACCCTCGACCGAGAACGTCGTGGCGGTCTCGATGTACCACGCCCTGACGTATCCGCCCCAGAATCCCCGGACAAGCAATCCTGTTTGCTCATGAAGCGTGAGCATGCCCATTTTAGATAGCTTCCGAAGTGTACGGATATCCCGCACGACGCTACCCGGCGCCGTAGACTTGAGAACTTGTAGCTGGCGTTCGGTAAGCACGCCCACATTTATATGTTCCATAATTTTGCGGTTCTAATCTTTTGTTTTGTCCCGTTTTCATACGTTATTCCGTTGCCTGTCCCGTTTTTTGCCGGAATTCTTCGCGTATATTCTCCGGCAGCATCACGCACACCAGCTCGTCCGTGATCAGCTCCGTCACCTCGCACAGCCGGTTCATCATCCGTTTCGGGAAAGCCTTGTCCCTGAACACGTGGAACTTCCCCAGCCCGTGGCTGTGCCAGCAACTTTCCCCGGGAGCCTTCTTCCATACCGAGCAGTGCAGCTGCGGCACCACGTTTCCGGTACGGGCCGACACGATACAGCCATGCTTGTTCGTGTATTTCACTATTTCATTCTGCCACCCGAGGATGAGTTTCACCTCCTTGCCGTCCTCCACGAGCGTGACTCTTCTCGAAAGGCGCTTTTCGCCCAGCACCGTGAAACCGTACCGGTCGAAACTGAACCCGTTCAGGCACGCGGCATCGATCGCATCCACCTGTTTCTTCGTTATTTTCGCCATGTTTCTTTCTCCTTGTTTATAAAAGCATAGGGACATTGAGACCCCATAGTTGATATTAGTTCGTATTATTTTGCTTGAATTTTCCTTTCTCCTTACTCCACGAGGGTGTATTTGAGTTTCGGCTTCCCGTTCTGTAGGAGGGTAAAGGTGTTTTTCTCCACTTTCACGTCCTTTGCCTTGGGCCACCACAGCCACGAGAGTTTCCCGTCGGCTCTAAGGAATGCCACGGCATTTTTCTGCACCTTGCCGATTTCACGCACTCCGAGGTCTTGTCCGCCCTCGAACAGCTGGACGCACCGCCACCTCGAGCCGAGCGTCATCTTTCTTTTCACGTCTGCCAATGTTTTCATACTTGTCATGATTTTATAAATTACACGTGGATACAATGTTTACCGGGGGCGTCACGCCGTGCCCGCCGTCCGGTTTCCCCCTGCCGTGTCATTCCTGCAACGGCGCCACCCGCCACGCAAGTAGGTCGTTACGTACTCCCGCTCCGGCGTGTCACGCCGGTAGCGGCAAACCCTTACCGAGGGAACATTGCCGAGCATCCCCGAGAGGGCAATCCTCTCGAGCGTTGCCCTGGCAGCCTTGAATGTCGGGTACTGTCCCAGGCTGCGGGAACAGTCCATGCTGAATACTTCAATCATATCGTTTCTCTTTTTATTAGATTTTACATGTCGTTCTACTCCCGTTTTAATCCCGTTCAATCCCCGCCTTGTATGGGAATAACAGCGGGGCGCAGCCCGTACCGTGAAGCACGGTTTGAAAGCGGCCCTGCCGCACCGCACCAGCCGTGTTATTTATCAGGTGGGAACGGCGTCCTCACGACGCAAGAAGTTGGTTGGGAAGTGAATTTTGAAAAGTGCGGGCTGTTCAGGGTACAATCCTGACATAGTGTATATTAAAGCCCGTGGTTCCGCCGGAAATCACCATGCTGCGCCGCACGTTATGCCGCCGTACCCCTCCGCCGATCAGGGCGAGGATGCCATATACGCATAAGCATACCGGTAGCGGGCATGAAAAAGGCGGGCTGAAGGTCGTCGTCAGAACCTTTTGCCCGCCGGGATCTCTGGCAGCGATGACGTGTTCACAGGTAATTCATGGAGAGGTTGGCGATGTAAGTGCGCTCGAAACCGTGTTTTTGAGGCTTTCGGGACGGGCGTGCCTGCTGCATGAGCTGGAAAATCCCGGCTTTTGGGGGGCGTTCACGGTTCGGGGAGGGGTTCTTGTCCTTGCGCTTGGGTGCAAAGAACCGTTGCCAGACTTCCGCCCACTTCTCCCACGTTACGGGCGTTATCCTGCGCCCTTCCACGAGCAGGACGATGCCCCGCTTCATCCCCGAGCCGATAATCTTTCCGAGCAGCACGGAGTTCTCCCACCACGGGAACACTTTCGCCTCGCCGATAGAGACGACCACGAAACAGCGCTTTACTTTCCGGTCTATTTCCGGTTCTCTCGCGCCGTAAACACGGCAGTAATTGCCGATAACTTGTTGCACGTTCATAATTTTTGATGTTTGAAATTAAAAAATGCCCCGGAAAACAGTTCACGTGAGGGCATACCGCTCCCCGTGATTTCGCCGGGAATTTTTTTCTCGCCTGACGTTTTCACGTCCCCACGAGAAAAAAGAAACATGGAGGTATAAAAAACAACAGACCGCACTCCCAAAAGGGAACACGGTCTGTTATTTCGTCAGGGTACGACGGGGTTACATGGCAGGGGCGGCTACCATTGCCACCGTTGCACCACCGCCGGCAGGTGCGGATACCGCCGTTTTGCGGCGGCTCGCCGTCTTTGTTTGGGTTGCCGTTTTCGTTTCGGCAACCGTTTCGGGTTCGGCGTCCAAAGTTTGCGCCTTGTTGATAATCAGGCGCAAATACTTGCATTGTGCCAAAATTGCTTTGGCGTGTTGGTAGATCGCCGCCTTGAGATTTTCCTTTTTACACGTTGTAATAGTGTGATAATCACGTACTTTTAGCGCGGTTTGGCTCAAAGGTACTTCCGATACAAGAGCGTTTGATATTTTACCCTCCGAATTGGTGCGGTAAATCGTGTTACCGCTTAAAAATTGGTTGAAAAGTTTACGCTGTTTGATTTTCGTGTCTGCAAAGTCCTTTTCAAGTTCGTTACACACGAAATACTCTGCAATACAGTATTTTAACAGGTTTTGGACGATTGCCAAAGGCTCTGTTTTTTCGATGTTGCAAACTTCGATATAACGGACGTTTGCCGTTACTTCACCCGTTTTTGCGTTGGTGGACGTGCTTTGTTTTGCCAAAACAATAACATTCGGTGAACATACCAAGTTGTTGATAGTTACACCTTTTGCCACATTGATTGCTAACTGTTTCATAACTCGTTGATTTTAAAATGTTAATAACTTATTTTGTTCGGAAAAGGGTGTATTTTCCCCTTTAACGATTTCACTCGTTTTTTTTGGTTTTTGTCAATCATGGAAACATAGGGACGGCAACGGGGCGTATCAGATACAACCCGAACGGAATTATAAACTCCGTTACAACGTTGCGTGTGTGTTCACCTTTTCACAGGTGATTAATCCAATCCTTTTCAAAGAACTTTGTTAGAAACGTTTTTTGTTCTGTATATTTTTCGTTTCATTTTTTCTGTACTTGCTTGCCGTTTGTTTTGGCTTTCGAGTACATGACTATGATAAAACCGTTTTTCCAATCTCCAAAACTTTTTGCAAAAAAAATTTTTAGACCGCCTTAAAAATCCACTTTTTCCAAACATGGAACGCACGCGCGCGAGAAGCAGTTGTAAATAATTGAATATCAACTATTTATAAAAAACATGAAAAAATTTTTTCTTTGCAAAAATCGAAAAATACCCGATTTCAAATGTGTAAGGAAGAGATTTTTATACATAAACGTTTGATTATAAACAATATAGTCAAACACAAAACATGTAAAAACAAAGAAAATAATTTATTTGCTTTCAAATTGTAAGTAACAAAGAGAGAAAAAACCGTTTTAGGCTTACTTTATACAAAAGTAAACCTATTAAATTATTGAATATCAATATAGTAATAAAAATAAAAAGATTGGGGAGGGTATCTGTCCAGGTGCGGATTCGGTATCTCTCCCCGGGCGTTTTTTCCAAGTCCGGGTTTTGAAAACCGGCAAAAATGCCGGTCAGATTACGGATTGTAAGCGGATGCCGTGAAATATACATGAAAGGGACGGGGTTCAACTCTTGAAGTTCAGGAGACCGGTCGTCGTTTCACCCGCGCCGTTACGATATGACAGTTCCATGAAAAGATACGCTTACATTCTCCCGGTATATACAGGGAAGAAAGCTTTCCAGAGGTCCTTGTAAGAACAGGGTTGTACATGGCAGATGTTTTGCATAAAAAAATATACTTGCATATTCTGTCCCTACACGAAGGAGTATCGGCACACGTTACTTTTACAATACATTGCATGACAATAATATACGAGAGATATGATTGCCGGTACAAGGACTTCCGTGGCCCGCGAGGAATATACAGGGAAAGGGTATTTCCGCGGGAAACGACTTATTTGTTCAGTTTCTGTCTTTTTATATCAAAGCGGGGGTTTTTATCGGATTTCCGCCTCGGACTGTGCCGAATAAATTGTATATTTGCCAATTGTTATCCCCCGTATATGCAATATTGAAACACTATGGGTAACAGAGAGGAACGAAAAAAATGGAGATGCATAAAGAAACGGATGCCGGAGCGGATACCGAAAGAAGCCGCCCGGCATCAGACATACAGAAAGGAGCTGCCGTGTTCAATACAGTGACATTGGAAACGGGGCTTGTGGACCACACGGAAAAGGACTGCCTGGCGATAACGGTCCGATGCACTGTAGACGGCAACCTGTACCGGGAGGAGGTTGTCATGCCTGCCGCTGACTGCAGGGCTGCCACGATGAAAGAGAAAACGGCCTTTCAGCGTATCCTGAACAGGGATGGTCTTTTCTGGAACAGGCGCAAATGCGAGCTGACAGAGGCATCCTATATCCCGCACGACGGACAGCTGGTGAAGCTCAGTATTCTCGGGGAGAATGTCATATTGGGAGCGTTCCGCGAAATAAGGAAAGGAAAGATTATCATGTACTGCATGATGAAAGAAAATGAAGCGCCATGCTATTCCCTGAATGAAACGGCCGGGGATATTGACGATTTCCAGGTGGCCCCAATCGGTTCCTGTGACAGGAACTGTTTCTCTGCCGCCCTCAAGAAGGAGGGGCTGGTGTGGAACGGGCGGCTCAGACAGCTGGAGACACTTGAAATGCGCGCGCCCAAAGGCCGGGACTATTATTACCTGGACGAGCATTTCAATATCTGCCGGGTACAGGACACCTACAAGAAGCGGGACCGGAAACGCAGGGAGGCCGGTAATTATTTTACCTCGTTGCGCGACATCCAGCAGGTGCGTGAATGCTTCATGGCCATCCTGAAAATGAAACATGGGGGGATCGGGAGTAAGGAATAGCTTTAATTTATCAAATATAAATGGCAAAGATTACAGTAAAAGACACTGAAGTAAATGTGGTTAAAGTCAATGGTGAAGACTACATTTGTTTGACAGATATGTTGCGTGCAAAGGATGGCGATTTCTTTATTACAGATTGGTTGCGCAACCGAAATACACTTGAATTTATCGGTATTTGGGAGAAGGTATATAATTCCGATTTTAATTATGGCGAATTCGCCACAATTAGAAACCAATCGGGGCTTAACAGTTTTAAGATTAGCGTGAAAGAGTTTGTATCTCGCACCAACGCTATAAGTTTGCAGGCAAAAGCAGGACGTTATGGCGGGACGTACGCGCATAAGGATATCGCTTTTGAATTTGCAATGTGGATAAGTCCTGAGTTTAAAATTTATATAGTCAAAGAGTTCCAACGGTTGAAGGCAGAGGAACAACAGCAGCTTGGCTGGTCTGCCAAACGGGAACTGTCGAAAATCAATTACCGCATTCATACGGATGCCATAAAGCAGAATCTTATTCCTGCCGAGGTGACAGCCAAGCAAGCCAGTATTATTTATGCCGATGAAGCCGATATCCTGAATGTTGCCATGTTCGGCATGACGGCAAAGATGTGGCGTGAACAACATCCCGAACTGAAAGGGAATATCCGTGATTATGCCACCATAAACGAGCTTATTTGCCTGTCAAACATGGAAAACCTAAACGCCGTGTTCATAGACCAGGGTATTCCGCAGGGTGAGCGGTTGATTAAACTCAACCAGATAGCCATTCACCAGATGAGGATATTGGAAACTGGCAGCAGCGAACGCAAGTTATTAAAGTAAACGCATAGTGCATAGCGGATTTACAAATTTGAACAAGGTGTATCGGTTTTACTGAAATAGAGTTTATTATGCTTCGTTTTTTCTATGAGGAAGAGCCAACGGAAAGCTACCTCGAAGCCAGCTAAGGCAGAACATACACCGACCCATGCACCCGTAAAGGAAAAAAGGGAGATGAAGCTATAAATCCGAATAATGGATGTGAAAGCCTGTTTTGTTCTTCAAACAATCTTTCACATCCTATTTTGACAATAATCCACTAAAGAAATAATATAATCATTGGGGATAACAAGAGCCAATCGAACCCGATACCTTCATCGATCACTTCCTCATAGTAGGCGTAGCGACAAATGCGGGTGTAGCGAAAAGTATCCTCGTACCAAAACAAGCCGTCACGTTCGATAGACCTGCCGTGAGAAAAACTTGTTGTCAGAGGGGGATATTTAACTTGACAACAAACTATTATTCAGTCATAAATTCTTTGTGGAATTGATTGATTAGATTCGGATTGGATATAAGCGGACGAGCCATTCCCACGTATTCAATCTTCGTTTCATTAATCATCTTCTCCATTTCTTTGTACTCACGGTTTCCACCAGTAACAATGATTGGAACAGATACTTTATCGGCTATCATGGAAGCTGCTTTGGCAAAGAATGCCGTGTTCTGCTTGAAGTCCCAAAAGTTTCCACTTATTTCTATGGCATCAATGCCCCTTTGAGCCAATTGTTCGCATAGGTAAAGGCAATCCTCATTGGTAACTCCTTGCTCGAAATTGTCTTGGCTTTGAACTTTAATCCATATCGGGAAATCCTTTCCCACTGCCTCGCGGATACTTTCATAAACTTCTATGGTCAGACGGTATCTGTTTTCACGACTTCCTCCGTATTGGTCGGTTCTGCGATTATAATAAGCCGTGGCAAACTGATGGAGCAAATAACCGTGACTGGCATGTATCTCCACACCGTCAAATCCTGCCTTTTTTGCACGGACTGCCGCTGCCGCAAACTTCTTTTTCAGCTCTTCAATATCATCCAAAGTCATTTCACGCGGAATGAATCCCGTATTCAGGTCTTTCACCGCACTTGCTCCCATCATGTCACGGTGTTCCCCTCCTTGAGTGAAATTAGAACCCACGTAAACAAGTTGCATCAGAATGTTCGCACCATGCCTGTGAACCATTTCTGTCAATTCTTTATATCTGCCGATGAATTTGTCATCATACATGGGCAGGATTTTCATATCCTTTTCAGCCCTGTCCACTAAACTATATCCTGTAAGAATCGTACCTACACCTCCCTTTGCCAGATTTTCGTAGGTATTCATGACTGTATCGGATATAACCTCATTCCATACGTTGTCCCTTACAGAAGCACGTATGAACCTATTTTTCAGTTTTAAATTCCCTATGACGGTTTCATCAAACAGGGATTTCTTCTTTACTTGTTCCATTTCTGTTGAATTTTCTGTTGGTTTGACATCTGCGGTTTTCTGCTTGTTGATTAACAATACAACCAGGCATACAGCCAATACTAAATTTAATATTTTGGAAGTGTTCATAATCTATTGTTATTTTGATTGTTGTGAATATTTTATAAGCGAACCTGTGGGACATACAAAACGGCAATATGGGCGTTGTACGATACCCGAAAGAAGCAACGTTAGCCCTGCGACTATTAGTAAAGGAACAGAAGCCTGCTGAAACAGGAATGCGGAGAATAATTCATAGTCGAGCAGTTCAAAACCTACTTCAAGCCACATCACCATCATAATGACAATCCATAACCATTCTCTAAATTCGGTGAGTGTCTGAACGGTTTGAGGCTTCATCTTTATTTTGTAGGGTATAATCTTGCCCATCAGTTCTTGACATGATCCCATGGGGCAAAGCCATAGGCAATAATGGTTTGTTTTTCCGAAAAGCGGATAGATAAAAGCTGCTATCAGTAGTAAAAATGGGATAATGGCAGTAGCTACATTGACCCCGTTTGAGAGATAGTTCACCAATAACGAGAGAGAAATAAAATTTCCAGTCCAAAATCCAAGTATTGTTACGTTTAGAATCAATTGGATGATACGAAAATTCTTGTTCTTGTAATAAATAGGAACAATCAGCCCGCTTGCCACGACTAACAATGTACACCATAAAGTTAAGCTCTTTAGAAACTCGAATTTGCTTTTTGAGGAAACATTTCCATTTTCAATATACTCCATTGCCTTTTTTACAGATTGTATGACGGCTGTTGAAGACATGGTTGCTCCGCTCACGGCATCTACCTTTTTGTCTATCGCTTCTTGGGGGCTTAGACCGTTCCACGCTTCAATCAAACCACTCTTTTCCACGGTCGAGAAAAAGTCTGCGCTTTCGGAGTGTTCCTGCACTTCGATTCTCTCGATCTTATTTTCTTTCAGGTAAATATGCAGAGGTATATTCCCGCCAAAGCCCCAAATATCTTTAGCTATATTTTGGGTAGATACAACTTGATAACCGTCTGCTGTTATCCATTCATCAACAGCGTTACCGCCATCAGGCAGTTCCGTCTTTTTTAAATCAGATCCAAAGATTTTATGGTTCTTGTTTATTGCTATGGCTAAAATAAGCAGGAAACAAGTAGCCAATTGGATGACTTGCATTGTAAGTTTCATAATTTATTGCTTTTTTTTACTTGCAAAATAAACCTGTTCGGACTATTTTTGCAAGAACTTACCAAAAAGTGATATAGTAACCAAAAGGGGTATAATATGGAAAATAAGTGTATTAAGGGAAGATATTTTTTTAAGGGAGAAGAATATCCTTGTCCGTTGGCATTGGCAATGGATGTTATTGGAGGCAAATGGAAGGCATTGATGATTTATCATTTGCAACAAGGCGCATTGCGTTCCAGTGATTTGCAACGACAGATTGAGGGAATCTCTAATAAAATGTTCACGCAAGTTGTGCGTGAACTGGAGAAAGCCGGAGTAATAAAGCGAATAGTATATCCAGTTGTTCCCCCGAAAGTGGAATACGAATTGACGGATTTAGGGCGTTCCGTATTGCCTAACATTAATGACTTGGCTCAATGGGGGCGTTTTGTCGGGAAAGAAATTTAATTTTCAGCCTATAAAATTATACAATATGGAAATTTCAAGAGTACACTCCTTGTTTTTTAGTGCCACGTTTTCAACCAAGAAAATCATAAGGAGAATTGTTGGCGAACTTGGTATTGATCATGTTGAACATGATATTACAGGAAATATTCCGGAGGGCATGCAACAATTAGGGGCAAACGATTTGCTGGTCGTTGGAGTTCCTGTGTTTTCTGGTCGGGTGCCTGACATGGCGATAGAAGGAATAAACCGTATTCAGGGGAATAACACACCTGCCGTGATCGTTTGTGTTTATGGGAATAGAGATTACGATGATGCACTGATTGAACTTAGAAATATAGTTCGTGAGAAAGGATTTGTTCCAATAGCTGCCGCTGCTGTCATCGCACAACATTCTATCTTCTCGCAGATAGCTGAAAACAGACCGGATACAGAGGATTTTCTTCAAATACATGAATTTTGCCGTAAAGTAAAACGTATCATAGATTCGCTAGATTCTTTAGATTCCACATTTAACTTGCAGGTACGAGGAAATGAACCATACAGACAGACAAAGAATATTCCCATACATCCCATAGGCAACCATTTATGCAACCAATGTGGTGCGTGTGTCAAATTATGTCCGACCCATGCCATTCCTTTGGATTCCCCTCGCAAGACCGATAAAGAGAAATGCATTTCTTGTGGCCGTTGCATTGTTATATGCCCACAAAAAGCGCGAAAATTCAGGGGAATATTATTCACATTGGCAGCATGGAAGTTTAAAAAGAATTATTCGATTAGAAAGGAACCTGCATTCTTTCTTAATGAAATTGAACCGTGAATTATTTTTAGACTAATTGCCTCTCCCCAATATTTTTAGAAATCCTATCCGTAAGGCTTGGCGTTATCGAAATTCTGTTTATGGCGTAGTAGAACAAAATTTACTGGATAATCGCTTTTACCGTTTTTCGGAACAGTTCGTCAAGCCTGATGAATATAGCAGCAAGATAATCGAGAAGTTCATTTTTCCGTTCGGCTTTGGCTTCGAGGTCTTCGATTTGCACCTGCATTTCCCCGGTTCTTCTTGCCACTGCCTTGTCGATGCGGTCAGCCTCGCCCCGTTTGTAGTCTGCCAGTTCCTTTTCGTTTTCTGCCGGTTTCCGTCAAAGCGGCTTTCAGCTGCTCGTTCTCCCTGGCTATTTCTGCATATTTGCCACGTTCCGCGAGGCAGGCAAGCCCGGAGAGAATGGCGTTGCCGTTTGCCATTTCTATAATCTTTTTATTTTTTGTAGAATGAAAAACTGAAAGGGAAAGAGGAAATAAGCGTTTTTTTCGTTTTTTCTCGAAATACAGAATGATTCCCCCAATAAAAAAACAGACGGCGGATGCCGTCTGCCTAACCTTGTTTCTTTTTTGGTATCTTTTTTCTTTGCTTCAAAGAAAAAAGTACATGTCTTTTTATTCTTTATTCTTATTCCCTATATCTTATACTGTTGATACATTTGCGACAACCCCTGTCACAGGGTCTGCCGCAAATGTTACAGCATCCGTCACTTTTCAGCACGGCCGTTCCGATTCCCGGCAAGAACCTGTATCTCCCTGTCCGTTACGGAGGATACGGTACGCCGTTCTACCGAAAATACCCTGTTGCAGAATTCCTGCAGGGCAACGATGCTTGCTGTCGATGTGACGATTTCCACCAGGCGTTCGTACTGCCTCCTGTCCCAGAGATAGTCGAACATGCCGTTTGCCGGTACCCGGACGAGCAGTCCCATCGCGGTCGTCTTTTCCACGCAATGGTCGAACGCCCGCGGACCGATGTTCGTGTGAAGCCGGTGGAGCCTCTTGCTCCGGAGGGTGTCATATCCCTGCTGGCGCAGGTAGGCCAGGTCGTTCATGTAGAGCATGAAGATGACCTCGTGCGGCTCGAAGGCACGGTACAGCCCCCGGTAGCATTTGGCATAGCCGGTGTTTCCTTTTCCCGCTGTCATGTCCGGCGGGATTTAAGACTGCACGTTTCCAGGATTTCCCGTGCCTTCCTTTTCCCCTGCCGGGGCGGGTGCCATCGGGTCTTTCAGGTAGAAGTGCCGGATACGGCCTTCTATCATCGGTTTGTACACCTTGTATCCCAGTTTCCGGGCATAGCGTCCCACGGTTACACGGTTGGCGATCTTGCCGGTATGCTCCACCAGGTGCTCCGACATTTCCTCCACGGTCATTCTGTTCTTAAGTTCCATAAATCGACATTTTAAATTAAACAATACACTTGAAGTATAGTGCCGATTGATATGAACAGGTTGGAAATGGTATGAATTAATGGAGGCAGACCCGTGAAACCGTACCGAAGAGGAATTAACAGTTAATATTACGCTATAACGGTATTCCGGCTTCACCGGGTCGCGCTCTCCATCACCCCGTCATCAGCCTGACTATCTCCCGTATGACCGGCCAGTTCCTTTCATCCAGCCATTCTCTGGCCACGTTCCAGGAAAGCGACCGCCCGAATTCCAGGTTCTCCCCGGTAATGGTGTGGTAGGACAGCCGCCCCTCTGTGGGTTTCATGCCGGTCCCGTGCGGTTCGCAGAGGCCATCGTGAAAAAACACGCACCCGTCCTTCTCCCCTCTGGCCTGGACCATGTATACGGGATAGGCGATACGGCCGAGTATCATGCCGACGCACCACAAGGTGGGCACCAGCCGCTCTTTATACCCGGCATGTATGAGCCGGAGGATATCCTCCGGGGTGCCGAGACACGGCGTGCGGCACTGCTGCCGGCACAAGGCGCACCCACATTCCACGGGCTCACGCCCTGTCTGACGTATGATTCTCTGTAACGCCGTTTCCATGTTCACCTCCCTTTCTGCAATTCCGGATTCTTCCTCTGCCACAGCTCGATGATGCACTCCCTTCCCGCCTGTGTCCAGCGCTTGGTGGAGCCGAACGTGTAGACCTTGCCGCGGGAGTTTTCCCACAGGTACGGGACGTCGCACTGCCATGCCCTGTACGAGGGGAACACGACCCACTGCCTCTTCTCGTACTTGCAGATGCCTTCCTCGCTCAGAAACTGGTGGAGCTGGTACGGCGTGATTCCGAGCTCGTCGGCGACGCGTGTGCTCTTGAACCAGTCCCTGTTCTCGATGAACTCCTCGTAGAAGACAATCTTGGGCATGGAGTCCTCTATCACCCTCCGGAGCTCATGGATCAGCCTCACAGCCCCGGGCATGTCCTCCGGAATGGGACATTCCAGACAATGGATGCCGGTAACGGTTTTCCGGATGGTTTTACGGGGTCTTGCCGCCGGTCTTTCCGTGAGTCCCACGATGGCGTGCTCGCACCATTCCGCCAGGCTGCGGTCCTGAGTCAGCCAGCACGCGAGCGGGACAACCAGCGGGGACTCCAGCCACGTGGCGCCATGCCCTCTTCCCCTCGTGGTGAAAATCTGGGATTCATACCTGCCGGTACGCCCGCTGCTGGCCATCTCCCGGCGCAACCGGTCCGTTGACGCGGTGCGCAACCATTCGGACGGGATCTTGCCGTAACGCGTGGTAATTTGCGTGGCGTTGACCATCAGCCTGTCCCCTGTCCTGCGGAACGTGACCGGGAAGTCCTCCGTGAAGAAGAGGACGGTATCGTTCTGCGGAACGGAATGCATCTCGCCCGCCTCCAGTTCCAGGAGCTTGTTTCCCCATGTTTCCAGATCATCGAGCAGGTCACGGGGTAAAGTAGTCGCCTTGCGGACATGCTGCAGAAGCCGTCTCATGTCCGCCGGACGGAAGCTCCACTGCTCGTGCCCGTTCCTGCGGAACCGGACGCGCAGGGACGAGGGGCAGATGTCGGCGATGGAGCCGTCTTCCAGCAGCTCCCCGCGTTTGAGTATCTGGCAGATGTCGGCCGCGCATATATTTACCTGCCCGTTGTGGTCCTTGGACACACGGATGCTCCAGTTCCTGAACGGAATGTTCCTATTCTCCCTCATGGCCGTCCCCTCCCTGTTCTTTTGATTTTCTTCTATTTTCAATCAGCGCACGCTTGCGTGCCATCTTCTTGACCGGATAGTAGGTACGCCTCTCACCGCACAAGGCGTCGTAATCTTTCAGCTGAAGCGTGCCAAGGTCCGGCATCTCTATCTCCACGTCGGGATGAAGATGCCGGAAATACAGCCCGCCGCTGCAGACATACTTGCCTGTACAGCAAAAAGAGATTGCTTGCAGGTTGCCTTTGGTCAGTTCCGCCGCACTATGAAGCGAACGTGTAACGGCAACAAGAACTTGTGCCCCGTTGAATATGAGCACCATCTTTGGTCGTTTAAATGAACTTCGTCTCATGATTCTCTAAAAAATTGCGTTAATTCCTCTTTGGTAAATCTACGGCTGGAGACCGTTGCCAGCCAAGTGTCTGAAACTGTAAAGCCGCTGGACATCATTTCTTCCATGCGTTCCAAAAGGTACGCCCCGAATGCAGGTTCGACATAGACGACAAACAGCAGCGCCAGGCATTCGTCAACCAGCATGTGCCCCGATGTCCCATCCCGGACAAAAAGTTCCCCCGCGTCTGTCCCGTAGGTTTCGCACAGCATCGTAATCCAATGCCGGAAAGCGGCACGGAACCCGTCCACGCTGTGCCTGCGGGCATCTCCCCGTGAAATGATGAAACGCGTGGCGTCGAAATAGAACGGTCCTTCTTCCGCCAGAGACCCGAACAACAGGTCGGGGAACTCCCTGTACCGGATATCCCGGCAAGGGAATGTTTGAGTCTTCGTTTTCACTTTGTCATAATTATAAGTTTGTATATGGAGAATTTGTCGCGCAAAGATATATGATTTTGCCGTAATTATAATAACTAAAAACACACTTTTTACGGTTTTATTATTATGTTTTTGTATTGATAATAAGGTGTTTATGCCATTTTTTAAACAGTAATAACTATATATTTGAGTAAGATATTACGGTTTGATTTATAAGCCCGGAGGATTCCTCTTTTCATATACTTTGCCGGGGGTATAAACCATGTTCCGGGAGGACGGCTACTCTTTATAAAAAATATCGGAGGCAATGGCGACATCGGATCATTCATTCAACGGGGAACTGCTGGAAAGTATCTTCAGGACTTCCAAGAAAACCATCCAGGAGTACGTCCGTGAAATCGAGAGGAACAACCGTTACCGTTCCTGCCGCGGCGATGTGGAGGCCGGCTGCATACTTGATGACCGGTCGAGGCTGATAGACCTGTATGAAGCCTGTCTTCAGCAGGACGCGCACATACGGTCGGTCATCGAGACGCTGGAAAGCCAGATACTCGGGGACCGCTACATGCTGGCCCGCGTCAACGAGAAGGGGAAATATGTCAAGGATATCCGCCAGACCCAGAAAATACAGGGGTCGCAGTTCGACAAGATCATCAAGGGCATCGTGGAGTCCAAGCTGTACGGGTACACGCTGCTGGAAATCATGCCCGCGACAGACCCCAAGACCGGAAAACTGGCCGAAGTGAACACCATAGAGCGGCGCAACGTGCTGCCCGACCAGCTCGTCGTGCTGAAACGTCAGGGCATGTGGATGCCGCACTGGGATTTGCGAAGCCCGTCCTACCGGAGGAACTATGTGCTGGTCGATTCCGGGGACCTGGGGCTTTTTTCCGCGACGACACCGCTCATCCTCGCCAAGAAGTTCACGGTGGCCAACTATGTGAATTTTTCACACACGTACGGGCAACCTGTCATCCACGGGAAGACGGTCAGCGAGAGCAACGCGGACCGCAAGCGCCTGGCCAACGAGATAGCCAATGCCGCGCAGAACAAGGTTGTGGTGACGGGTATCGAGGATGAAGTGGATATCAAGACTTTCACGATGTCCAATTCGGAAAAGATCTACACGGGCCTGATAGACTTCGTCAACAAGGAGGTGTCAAACCTGGTTCTCGGCTCGGAATCCATGGCGGGCGGCATGCAGTCGTACGTGGGCTCCACCAAGGCGCACCAGGATATTTTCCGGGACCGCATAGAGGTGTACAGGCGCTATATCGAGAACGTGATGAACGAGAAGGTGGTTCCCCGGCTGGTGGCCATGGGGTATATCGAAGACGGGCTGGAATTCAAATACTCCAACCGCATCGAGATGTGCAACGAGGACCGTATCAAGCTCTATTCGCTTATCACGGACAAGTACGAGGTCGCGGCGGACGAGATTGAAAAGGAATTCGGCATCAACGTGGGAAAACAGCTGAACGTGCTTCCCGGAGGGTATGGTGGCGCTTCCCATGGCGGAGGTTCCGGTGACAGGCATATCATGTCGGACGAGGAGTATTTCCGCAGGTACGGGCGTTCACGTGGCACCAGGGTGCTAAATTTTCTCACGGGAGCGGAATAACGGCCCGGCTTCCGCTCCCGGAAGGCCGAACGGAAACGGGCAAGGAGAGGGAAAAAGACGAAACGGACACTAGAAAGGAATACCGCGTCATCCTCAAGGCATTCCGCGGGCTCGTCCGGCACTGGGAAGACAGTGCGGAAAGGCGGGACTTGCTGGAGGACATCATCACCCTACGGGCCTCCTTTCTGATAGATAGGGCATTGAGCGGGTTCAGGATGGACTTCGACCGGGCATTGGATATTCTCAGAAACCATAACGGGGCGATGACAGAACGGGAACGGCAGCAGCGGGAGATCCTCGTTGCCGCGGTAGAGAACCTGATAGACTTTGCCGCCGCGGAAGAATACTCCATGTACAGGGAACTGCCGGACGAACCTGACGGGGACAGGCTGCCCGAGTACGAAGATATCTGCGAGCGGTACAATCTCACCTACGCGGAACAGGAGAACGGCCAGGTGTTTCTCGCCGCGGCGATGGCTGCCTGGTGGATTACGGTGGACGGTGATTCCGTCATCACGTACATGACACAGGGCGACGAGCGCGTCCGCGCGCTGCACCTTTCCCTCGAGGGGGTCTCTTTCCGCAAGTCCGAGTTCCCTCCCGAGTTGATTCCGCCTATCGACTGGGGATGCCGCTGCTTCCTGGTCTCCAACGGTTTTGCTTCCGTCCATGCTTCGGCTGTGAACAGGGGCGTCCGCCGGATGACAGACCCCGTATTCAGGGAGAGTCTAGCGACCGGGGGACGGATATTCTCCGACGCGCACAGGTACTTCTCCCTGCCTCTGCCGGACCACGTCAAGGAAACGGTCGCCCGCCTGAAATCCCGGTTTGCCTATGCCCAAGATAACGCTTGATGAATTCTGCTCCCATTGGGTACAGGGGAAATGGACCCGGGTGATGGCAAGCCGGCTGGAACACAATGTCTTCGATTTCGTCACCGCCGCGGGGGAATACACGAAGGGGCGGTTCCAGTCCTCGTTCTCCTCCGGGGGCTTCCGCGGGGAAAGCAAATGGGCTCCCCGGACATCCAGGTGGGGAAAGAGGTTCACCCATCCGGTGATGAACGATACCGGGACGCTGGCTAAGAGCATAGAGGGGAAAGCTTCACGGGTGGATATCGAGGGACGCCGTACCAACCGTACGCGCATTTTCCGCAAGGGGGCCTATTACACCATCTGGACAACGGAGAAAAGCGTTCCGGCCAAAGGAAAGCGGGGCAAGAGCCGCGAACGGTACGGGCACTATGCAGCCGTCCACAACACCGACCCGAAATTCGGGCTGTACACTGTCAACCAGTATTCATCCCGTCGTCCCGTCCACCGGCAGTTCATCGGTTTTTCCCCGGGAGTGGAAGAATATATAGCCTCGCATTTTATGGATATGATTTTTAAAGGATTCCCGCACGATGATAAAAGATAAGCATGCCCGGCAGCCCGCCGCAGTACAGCCCTCTCCCGTGGAAAATGTCCCGGAAGAAGTCCCTGATAACCCGTTCGTGAACATGTACATGGCGGTGAAAAGGGCCATCCTCACGGTCCGGGAAAACCCGGACGACCCCTCGTCGCCCGCGTTCTTCAAGACGGTGGCCATCGACAACGGGCAGTTCGCCCGGATCGTGCGTGGCGAGAACACGGAATACGAGACGGCTTTTCCCGCTGTCTTCATCCACTTTATCAATGTGAGGTACCTTGTACAGCAGCAGCGTATCGGTGAGGGACGCGCGACCATGCGTGTACGTTTTGTGCTCAACACGCTCAATAACATGGACGAGGACAGGGAGTGCGAGGCGTTCCTTGTCTTCCAGCGGCTCAATATGGCAATCCAGGATGCCAAGGAAAGGGAACCCGCGCTGAATGAACGGTGCAACCTGACCTATTTCGACATGCCGCTGACGACCAATATGCTGCAGGCGTACTGGATAGACTACGAGGTCTGGTTCAGGGAGTCATCCGCATGGCGGTACAGGAACTGGGTGAAACGCTACCTGGTCATGCCGCCGTTTACGCAACACGGCGACGCGCCGGGGCATGACTTGCAGAATCACGGGCATCATCCGGAGCCGGGATACGGGGAGGTCTCCGGCTTCTGTACCTCCGGGGAAACGGGCGGGCCGTCCGAAGGACCGGAAGAGGGCGGAGAGAAAGAATCATAAAACGGGATTTGTCTTTGGGAATACCTTAACGGACGGTTGCGTTTGTTGCTTGTTTCTAAAATGATATTTTAGTTCTATCCAATAAACGCAACCAACAGGCGGTACGTCCTGTACCACTTCCAGGCCCTGTTCAACTTTCTTCACGCGACGTTCCTATTCTTGCACAAAAGACAATTCTATATGGATGTGAACACGCTTCAATACGTCGTTGGCGAGGTGAAGGCCGGAGAACCGGCCGTCATCCGCTTTTTCGGAAGGGTAACGGAAGAGAGCACCTCGCGTTTCAACGAGGAGTTCGATTTCCTGGAGAACGTGATACGCCCGTCCTGTATCAGGATACTGATCAATTCGGAAGGGGGCAGCGTGCTGTACGGAATGTCCACCTATTCCACCATCGCCAACTCCAAGACCGACACGGAATGTATCATCGAAGGAGTGGCGGCTTCCATGGCATCGATCATCTGGGCGGCAGGCAGACGGTCTCTCATGAGGGATTATGCCATCCTGATGATACATAATCCCATGCTGCCGGACGGTGAGGGCGACGGGGAAGCCTCGGACATGGTCAGGGCTTTCACCCGCCAGATTGAAACCATATACCGGAAACGCTTCGGGCTGAAGGCGGAACATGTCAGGTCCATCATGGACGGGGAAGCCGGAAAGGACGGAACGTATTTCGACGCGGCGGCAGCCGTCAAGGCGGGTATCATCCCTGCCGGGAATGTCATCCGTACCTCGAAACAGTTGTGCGAGAGAGTACACGACCAGGTTTCCGCCTTGACCGATACCGCCGCCATCCAGGAGCTGATGAGCCGCGTCTGCGACGAGAACAAACTTTTTATCCCGCCTGCACCTACTCTTAGAGAAACAGAAGACAATATGGCAAACGAGAACAAGACACAAGGTATCGAATACGGAGCGATAGCCGCTTCTTTAGGCATGCAGGACAAGGAGGTCAAGGACGTGATGGCACGCATATCGGAGCTTGCGGCCATAGAGACCAAGTACAAGGAAGCGCAGAAGTCCCTGAGCGACGCGCAGACCGTGATCGCGGGAAAGGATGCCGCCATCCAAAACCTGCAGAAGGACCTGGCGACCGCCACGTCCCGCCTTTCCGCCTATGAACAGAAGGAGAAGGACGAGCAGGCTGCACGCATCGAGACGCTGGTGGAGAACGCCATCAACGAGGGAAAAATCGACCGCGAGGCAAAGGCGCAGTGGGTGGAGATGGCCGGCTCCAATTTTGAGCTGGCAGAGAGCACGCTGGCGTCCATCCCTGCCAGGGAGAAGATTTCCAAGGAAATCGCGGAAGACCCTGCCAACATACAGTCCGCGACAGACACCGCCAAGACTGCCGAGCAGCTGATGGCGGAAAAGGTGGCGGAGGTGGTCGGCAGCGACTTCAAGTTCAAGAAGCTCCGCTGACCGGATTTCCGGAACTGCATACACTTGTTCAATTGACATGCCGGAGACCCCACGGTCTCGTGCGGAATGTATCCGCCAGTCGGCCGAGTTTCATTTTTCACCAGAAAACTTAGATCGACAATGGCTGATACAGTAAACTTTCTTCAGAACGGGTATAGCGGCGAGGTGCTTGAAGACCTGCTGACCTATACCGTGCAGGGCAACGACACGGTCCGCGAGGGGCTGATCCACATCAAGACGGGCATCCAGCACCGCTACACGCTCCCTGCCATCAAATTAGGAAACATCATCCAGGACAATGTCCCGACACCGCAGCCCATACACGGGGCGAAAGGCGATGACGGCAGCAACGAGTACCAGTTCACCGAACGCTATCTCGAACCGTCGGACTTCATGATTTACCTGGAGTTCAACCCGAGGGACTACGAGAAGTACTGGAAGTTCGCCCAGCCGGAAGGCAACCTCGTGTTCCGTGAGCTGGACCCGAAAATCCAGGCCACGATGCTCCGTCTGCTGATGGACAAGAAGAACGAGTACATCGGCAACGCCATCTGGACTTCCGCCCGCGGCGGAGAGACGGTAGCCAAAGTTACCGCACCGGAAGGGTGCACGAAAATCGGCGCCAACAAGGAAAAGTATTTCGACGGGGTCATCAAGCGCATCCTCGACAACGTGAACTCGCAGGATGCCGAGGTGAAGGCCGGCGGACAGTGCATCGTTTCCGGCACGACCGAACTCACGGACGGCGCTGCCGTGGAAGCGGCCCTTTACTCGATGTGGAAAAAATGTCCCAAGCAGATCCGCAAGAAGACATCGCTGGCGTTCATCGTCGGCTGGGACGCCTGGGACGCGTACGACCAGTACATCTCGGACAAGCAGGTCAAGTACTCCGAGAATACCGAGGTCAACCGCTACCGTTTCAAGGGGAAGCGCGTCATTCCTATCGTCGGTATCCCCGAACACACGATGGTGCTCGGAGAATTCTCGACCGGGATGGACTCCAACCTCTGGATGGGGGTCGATTACGCCAATGACACGGATATCCTGAAAATCGACCGCCTGCAGGCCAACTCCGAACTTTTCTTCTTCCAGATGAGAATGAAAATGGACGTGAACATCGTCCGTCCGGCGGAGATAGTGGTCCATACCGCATACAAGAAAAGCGAATAATACACCTTTCATCTGATTTGATTGTCTCACCCGGGGAACGGAGGTATTGCCCCGTTCCCCATTTTCATTGAACTATGGCCAAGAAAACCAATCCGGAAGAAAACCGGCAGGAACAGGAAGTCCCTGCGGCAGTGCGGGAGGAAACGGTACAGGAACAGCCCGAGCTGCAGTCCACCGAAAATGGAAACGAGGAAAAGGACACGGAAGACACGGTACGGGACGGGGAAACCGCGGAAGCCGGCTCGCCCTGGATACAGGGGCTGCTCAGGCTGTACCCCTCATATCCTTCCCTGTTTATCGACAGCCGGGGAGGAACATTCACCCCCGACACGGCAAAGGCCCTGCGTGGCGATGCCGTACTGTACAGAAACCCTTACTACAACAAGTCTAAAACAAAATCATAATGGCACTTGGAAATGTCTTTATAAAGGATGTGGACGGGAATATCCCCTATGATACCGGCTCCTCCAACGAGAAGGTCACGGGACTCCTGTTCGATGTCTCGCTGCAGCCGAAACTCTTCACCGAGGGTTACGGCAAGACCAACGAGACGAAGGTCAGGCTCGGGGACGTGTGCTACATCACGTCCTTCAAGTCCGCCGTGAATGACTTCGGCATCATTGAACGGGTGGAGGCGACGGAGGACGAGGAAGCCAATGTCAATTTCATGTACGGCATCCCGGCATACCATATCCGCGAGTTTTTCCGCATGTCCGGAAACGTGAACGGCTCCGGCAAGCTGTACGTGATGTTTGCCGACTGCTCATCCAACTGGGACGCGCTGGAAATCATGCAGCGTGCCGCGGGAGGCATGATCAGCCAGATAGGTATCTGGACGGAACAGCCGATATGGAAAGCGAACGGCCCGGCGGACAAATACAACCTGAACCTGGTCAAGGGACTCAATGACGTGGCCGTGGGGCTCGCGGAGCAGAACCAGCCGCTTTCGCTCGTGCTGTCCGCCAATCCGTCCCACACGGGGGCGGACACGACGGAGGGTCGGCAGGTAGACTTGAACAAGATACCGTCCTGTATATGCGAGTCCAGCCGTATCAGCTGCATCTTCGGGCAGGCGCACAGCGAAAAGGTCTCCACCATGCAGATGTGCAATGCAAACCATACGCCCGTGGGATTCCTGGGGGCGGTCATGGGGGCTATCGCCAAGGCGAATGTACAGGAGTCCATTGCATGGGTCAAGCAGTTCAATCTCTTCACGGACGATTTTCAGGAAATCGAACTCGGTTTCGGGGATATCAACCTCGACGAGGAGGAGGAACATTTCCTGAGCCTGAACCGGTACGAGTCGCTTTCACCCTCCCTGCTGGATGAGCTGGACGAGAAGGGATACATTTTCCCTATCAAGTACGCAGGCAGGGAGAACGGCATCTACATATCGAAGGACCAGACCTGCTCCACGGGCGATTTCAGGACGATAGCCCGTAACCGCACGATAAACAAGAGCCGGAGGGCGGTCCGTGCGGCCCTGTTGCCGTATGTCAATTCCCCTCTGTTGGTCAATCCCTCGACGGGATACCTCGCCACGTCCAAGATCACGGCGTTCAAGACCCTTGTCGGCGATATCCTGGCGAAGATGCAGGCGGCACAGGAGATTTCAGGGTATGCCGTCACCATAGACCCCAACCAGAACGTGCTGGTCAACGACACGCTCAAGATTTCATACGTCCTTGTCCCGGTAGGTGTGGCCACACGCATCGAAGTGGAAGAAGGACTGTCTCTCACCGCAAACAGTTAAGCTATGGCAGTAATCAACAATGTCGCGTACTCGTGGTCGATGATAACGCTTTCATCGACCGCGCTCGGAATCGATGAAGGCTCCACCACGTTGGAGGGGGTGTCCGGCATCAAGTGGTCCAAGAAACGCAAGGTGGAATCCAACTACGGCATGGGCGGGAAACCGGTATCGAGGGGGTTCGGGAACATTACCTATACCGCCTCCATCACCATGGACTACGCCACCCAGCAGCTTCTGCGTTCCACTTACGGCTCGCTGATGGATATCGGGGAGTTCGACCTGATCATTTCCTTTGCCAATCCCATGGCCAGCGACGACTGGACGACAACGACCGTCACGCTGAAAGGATGCATCTTCTCGGAAGACGGGATGGAGTCGCAGCAGGATGACACGAATATCACGCACGAATTCGACCTGAACCCGTTCGATATCGTCGTGGGTAGCGGAGATACCATATAAGGCATGGATGTAAGGTTTGAAGGACGCTCGTCCACGGGAAAGAACGAATGGCTCACCCCTCCGGACCTGCTGGAACGCCTGGGGCCGTTCGACCTCGACCCCTGTGCACCGGTAAACCGTCCGTGGGCTACGGCCGCGCATCATTACACGATAGAGGATGACGGGCTGAAACAGCCGTGGTTCGGACGGGTATTCTGCAATCCACCGTATGACACCTCGCTTATCGTGCAGTTCATACGCAGGTGTTCCGAACACGGGAATGCCGTCGCGCTGACCTTCGCCAGGACGGACACCCGTCTTTTTCACGAGTGGATATTTCCCAGGGTGGATTCCGTCCTTTTCATCAAGGGGCGGCTGAGTTTCTATCATGTGAGCGGCGAGCGCGGAAGCACCGCCGGCGCACCTTCCTGCCTGATAGCCTTTGGCAAGGCAAATACTGCAGTGCTGGAGAGTTGCGGCATTGAAGGGAAACTGGTTCGGTGCTGATTAACTGTAACTATCCGGGCAGGGGACAGCATCAAAATGTAGTTGCTCCCAAGAAACACCAGGTGTACGAAATTGATAACCGGCAGTACTGACATGAACTCAAAATGCTTCGAGTATCATACTTTGCCATATATTCCCTTTGTAGATAATTTACAAATTGCATGCCCCTGATTACAGATATATCTATCTACGAACGAACAAGCGTTGATTTTTTAATATTATTAAACCATCAGATAACTGGCCTGACAAGGGCAAGTCGGAACCCGATACTTTCATCCGTCACTTCTTCATAGTAAGCATAGCGATAAGTGCAGGTGTAACGAAAAGCATCGTTGTACCAAAACGAGCCGCCACGTTTGATAACCTGCCGTGACGAATTGATAAGGGTAAGGTTGCATGGGTCTGTCTGCGGCTCGGTAGTATAAGGTGCGAAATAGTCCGCAACCCATTCATACACATTACCCGACATATCGTAGATGCCTAACTCATTCGGTCTTTTCAGCTTTACGGGATGGCTCTCCCTGCCGTCATTCAAGTTCCAGCCGACCTCGCTCAACGTATTGCTTCCGGCGTATGTATAACCTTTGCTTTTGTTACCGCCTTTTGCGGCAAACTCCCATTGTGCTTCGGTGGGCATTCGGAACTCCCATTCCTGCGGCATGCCTGCCTTGTGCATCAGGGATGTAAGCCGTTCCACAAACTCGTGGCAGATTTTCCAAGTCACGTTCTCCACGGGATAGCTGTCGCCCCGATTGCTCCGGCTCGGATTGTTACCCATTACGGCTTGCCACAGCGGTTGCGTTACTTCGGTTTCGCCTATCCAAAAGGTGGATAACGTAACCTGATGTTCCGGTTTCTCGTTCGGCTGGCGGTTGTTGTGTCCCATTGTAAACGTGCCGCTTTCGACCGTTATCATTTTGAACTCTACACCGTTCAGCGTAAAACGAATACCGTTGGTTTCTTCGGTATAGCTGCCTGATACATTGTCCGAGTTCTGGTCTTGATGTTGGTTTTTATTTTCTTCCATTTGCTCCAAGTCATTATCAGGACTGTCACTGCAAGAGGTACAAGCCATTGCGGTGAACGGCATAAGTACCGAAAGATACAGGTACAAAGCCCCTTTCGCTATCTTGTTCATAATCCCTGTCATTTAATCGTTGAAAAAATCTCTTGGCGTACAGTTTCCCTCTTTGTCCATTTTGCCACCGTACACGGGGAAAAGGCTTGCATCGCCGTAATTCCTGATACGCTCCGCATTTTTCAGTATCTCCATATCCTGTGCGGTAATCTCGAAATCCATGTCCGCATTGGCTTTCATGCGTTCGGGATTGGCGGTTTTGGGCAAGGGGAGCAGACCGAGTTGCAGGCAATAGCGGATGCAAAGCCGGGCTACGCTTACGCCATATCGGTTTGCCATATCCTGTACAAGCGTGTTCTTCATCATCTCGCCGTGCCCCATCGGTGAATAGGCTTCCACGAGAATACCGTGTTCACGGCAATAGTCGATAAGCGGAAACGGCGTGTTGCTCACGTGTGCCAAGATTTGGTTCACCATCGGTCTTACATCGCCGTTCTGCAACAGGTTCTCTATATCGGTCTGCTGGAAGTTGCTCACACCGATAGCACGCAACCGTCCTGCCTTGTATGCCTTTTCCAAGGCACACCACACGGCAAGATTGCCTTCAAAATAGTGGTCGTTCTCACGGAAGTCCGTCCACGGTTGCGGTGCATGGATAATCATCAGGTCGATGTAGTCAAGTCCCAACCGTTCGAGCGAACCTTCGATTGCGGCTTGTGTCCCATCGTAGTCCTTGATAAAGGCATCGAGTTTAGTCGTAACGAAAACCTCTTCCCGTTTCAGTCCGCAAGTACGGATACCCTCGCCCACGCCACGCTCGTTGCCGTAGCCTTGCGCCGTGTCGAAATGGCGATAACCGATTTCCACCGCACGCCTGACGGCTTCTGCCGCCTTGTCATCGTCGATCATCCATGTACCGAGTCCGAGTTTGGGTATCTTCACCCCGTTGGAGAGCATGAAGTTCTCCGATAAAATTTTGCTGTTCATAGTTCCTTATCTTTATTGATTCATTGTACTCATGTCTATCACGTATCGGTATTTTACCTTTCCGTCAAGGATATTCCTATAAGCCTCGTCTATGGCGGCGGCATTGGCAGGAATAATCTCCACTTCGGGATAGATGCCATGTGCTACGGAGTAATCGAGCATTTCTTGCGTTTCCTTTATGCCGCCGATTAGCGAACCGTAAATCTTACGTTGGGCAGCACCTGACAGAATCAAATCAACTGTTTTGACGGTGGTGTTGGTGGGTAACCCGACAATAGCCATCTCACCCTTTCCGTATTTCAACATTCGGATATACTCTATCGGCTGATAGTCCACTGGCACGGTACTGATGATGAAATCAAAAGTATTTGCCAACCCTTTCATTTCTTCCGGGCTATTCACATTCACATACTTTTCCGCACCCATGCGTAACGCATCCTCGCGTTTGTCTTCCGTAATGTCGAAAACGGTCACATCTGCCCCAAGAGCTGTCAGGTATTTCACCGCCATGTGCCCAAGTCCGCCGAAACCTACGACTGCCGTATTGTCGCCACGCTGCATATCGCTTAGTTTTATAGGCGACCATGTGGTAACTCCTGCGCAAAGCAACGGAGCGACACGCTTCATATCGGCGTTCTTGGGAATGGAAATGGCGAAACGCTCACTTACCACGATATTGTCGGAATAACCGCCCTGCGATAGTTCCCCACCATGATACCTGTCGGGACAGTTATAGGTAAACGTGGTGGCATTCTCGCAAAACTGTTCTTTGTCCATATCGCAGAATGTGCAATGCCCGCACGAATTGACCATACACCCGACACCGGCATAATCACCCACCCTGAACTTCGATACATTCTTGCCGACAGCTACCACTTCACCGGCAATCTCATGACCGAGTACGCACGGCTTGCCTCCGAGAGCCTTAATCTCATCGGCTGTATGCAGGTCGCTGTGGCAAATACCGGCATACATAATTTTAATCTGGACATCGTTGTCACCGATGGAGTGACGGAAAAACTCATAATCGTGGAAATGCCCGTCCTCCGCGTGGAAGGCAAACCCTTTTGCCGGAATACGGTCGTTACCCTGTTGTGCCTGACTTGCCATTGCCAGCAGCAGCCCGGCAGCCAATAATAGATTTCTTCTTGCATTCATAATCACTTCGTTTTTGATTTCTGCTGCAAAGTTAGGGAGGCTGTTTTTGCCTGCCGATACCCCCACAAAGGTGAAAATTACCATTTTTACTCTTTTCGGAAGAATATGCCGAAAATCTGCCGTGACTATACGGCAAATCACTACATTTGTACCATTAAAATAAAGATATTATGGATGTAATCGAACTGAACTCGATAGAGACTTATTGCAGGGTATTCGGGTTGCCGTTCACTCATCCGCTGGTCGGTGTGGTGGAATGTAACGAGCCGGAGAAACTGAAACCCTATATGATGAACTGGGGATTTTACGCTTTGTTTCTGAAAGACATGGCAAGTTGCACCATCACGTATGGCAAGACTCACTATGACCACGGAGACAAGAGTATCATCGCTTTTGCTCCGGGACAGGTCTGTATGTTCGAGGCTATACCGGGCAAAGACCCCAAATTCGTAGGAGTGCTGTTTCATCCCGATTTTATTCACGGCACGAGGTTAGGACGGAATATCCTGCGTTATTCGTTTTTCGCATATTCCTCCAACGAGGCACTACATCTTTCTCCTTCCGAATTTCAAATTATCCGCAACCTGATAGAGATTATCAAAACGGAACTTGAAATGGCAACTGACAACCATACGCACGACATCATCTGTGATAATATTCAGTTGTTGCTCGACTACTGTGTGCGTTTCTACGACCGCCAGTTCTCCGAACGGCATGAGCTGAACAGGGACGTGTTGCAGCGTTTCGAGAACCTGCTCAACGAGTATTTTGTCAGTGGCAATGCCGAACGATTGGGACTGCCGACCGTGAATTACTTTGCGGACAAAATCAATCTGTCCCCAAATTATTTCGGGGATTTGGTAAAGCAAGAAACGGGAACATCTGCCAAAGAGTACCTGCGAAAGAAACTATTAGAAGCAGCGAAAGAACAGCTTATGAACCCTCAAAAGAACGTTTCACAGGTTGCCCAATCGCTCGGTTTCCAATATCCGCAGCATTTCGTCCGTTTCTTCAAACGTATGATAGGCATGACACCGAACGAGTTTCGAAAACATAGATAAAGACATAGAAAGTTCCTGTTCTTCAACATAGATAAGTTGTGATTATTTTTCACCAAAATCTAAGCCGACTTTTCACCGATTATCTGTGTGTGCATTTCAGTTTAACCATTCAGAAAGACAACTGGTGTACCCCGAATGATTATCAGTATTCGCAGAATTAAAGCACGAAAAAGACGGCAGAATACAACATGACTTATAATCCTTTCTCCCGGTTTTCCTCTATGCTTTAGGAGAACTAAAAACATTTCGACATGGAAGAAAAAATGCTGACGCTCGAACAGGAAACAAAAATCAAGGAAAGAGCCTTGAAGCTGAAAGAAGAAAAGAAACTGCGCAAGGTGTATCCCATGGTCGTATTCGGGGATACGGCGGCCGGAGAAAAAACGTCCTACGTGGCCTTCATGGCAGAGCCGACTTTCCCGCAGTTTTCCAAATTTATGGCCGCCTCCAAAAAAGACGAGGTGCTTGCCATGAGAACTCTTGCCAGGGACTGTTTCATCGAGGGCGACAAAGAACTCGTGGATGATGATTCGCTGTTCCTTTTCGGGCTTATGGGCCAGCTGTCCGAACTCATCACCACCCGCCAGAGCATGCTGGTAAATTTATAGACCGCTGGGCGGTACGTGATGATCAGCGCATCCGGCAACGGATGATTTACCTGCGTCACTACTTTCCCGGCGTGAATATCGACGAGATGACGGACGAGGAGTTCGCCATGCTTTCGGAGGAGGCCCTGTGGCTGCACGAGCAGATGCTGGCCAGCCGTATGATTCTTCCGGGCGTTTCCCCTTCCGCCACTGACTGAAGAAAAGGATGCCGCTTCATTTAATATGATGTGGCATCCTTCATTTTGGGCAGACAGAAACACAAGATGTCATCCTTGTACATATTCAGTGAAGTTTTTTGATTTATTGTCGATTTGAAACAATATCAATCATTATTTATGTTCAAAGGACATTTGCATTGACAAATACGGATTGATCAAATATCCGTTTTTACCCGTTTATATCGAGTACTTCCAAATCATCGGGGACGAACACTTTCCCTTTGAAATTCAGTAAAGCCTCTTCCGTGTAACTCTTTTTGCGTGTACTCAAACTCTTATCTTCCGTGTGATACAGTAACAGATTTCTTACATTCAGTTTTTCAGCTAACAATCCTGCTTCCAATGCTGTACTATGGTGTTTTTCGTATGGCTTGAAAACATGACGGTCTTTATACAGGCAAAATGCTTCGCACAAAAACCAGTCTGCATTTTCCACATAATGACGGTTGGCTTCATTACAGGGTTCGTCACCCAGACAAACCAATTTTGCACCGTTAAGCGTCCGCGTGCAAAAGCCAAACTGTTTTTCTTTGGCAGACAGGATGTCGAAGCATTGAAATTCTATATTGTCCACATTAAAAACATCTTTGTCTCTCACTTCACGAAAGAAAACGGACTTGCCCAAAAAGGATAAATCATTTTCGGGTAATGTCATACGGCATATCCGGTCCAATACTTTCAGGGCTTTATCATGGCTATAAACGGTGAATGAACCGTCATATTCTCTGTCTTTCATCCGGTGTATAATCATTCTGACCACCCATACAGCCCCTAAAATATGGTCCGTATGCGCGTGGGTTATGAACATGTCGTGTATCTCGGAAAGGTCTATTCGGGCTTTTTCTAGCTGTGCCAATATACCGTTTCCGCCCCCGGCATCGACCAACAACATGCTTCCTGCCATTTTCAACATGAAACAGGTATTATAGCATCGGGTCGCGATTGCGTTTCCCGTCCCCAACATTATTATTTGATCGCTGTTTGCTTCCATTCTTTCTGTCGTTTATTCCGGGTGCAAATATACGGAAAAGGCTTTTCTTCTAACGTAGGGATGCCTTTTTAATCTCCCCCTTTCCATTCCTTCTATTCTTGTAGCGTACAGGAAACCTTTATGGCACAGGAACAGAACTACCAGGTCAATTACAGCATAAACGTGGATGCCTCCGCCGGCACCAAGCAGGTCATCGCTTTCGGAGAAGCGGTCGGCAAGCTGGTACAGGCAAAGGCCAGCCTCACCCCGGCAGTCAACAACATCAAGTCCATGATGGACGAGATCGACCGGGTGTTCCGTACCAAGAACGGCAAGAGGCGAAACTTCGACTACCGCCTGACCATCGAGACCGGGACGACGGAAGAGAAGCTGAACCGGGTGAAGAGCCTGTTGACGGAAATCGGCACCCTGTCCAAAGGCATCAACCTGGTCATCAACGCCGGACAGCCTCTCGACAGCAAAGGTATCAAGGCAAAAGCCAAAAGCCTTTACGAGAAAAAGGCGGCGGAACTCAGGAAGACCGAAATCGAGAACACCGCCGCCTCGTCCGTGCACAGCGTGCTGGATGCCCAGAAGCAGATTACCAAGGTTATCGGAAAAATCAATTCCGCGCTTGTATCCCTCGGCAAAGGAAGGGAGGTGGATATCCGGACGGATGCCGCCAAAGGCAGGCTGCAGGAAATCCTCTCCCTGCTGGAACGGATAAAGGTAGCCGCGCGTATCCCGTTTTCCCTGCAAGGGAGCGGTCTACCGGCACAGGCGGGAGCCCCGGTGGCTGTCCCGTATGCCTTGCCGGCGTATGCCCTTCCTGAGAAGGCACAGCAAAGGCTGGCAGAACAGTTGTACGTCTCCCAGCAGAAACACCGCCAGAAACTCGCCCAGGCCGACGAGCTTTTCGAGATGCAGCAGCGCCAGCGCGGCAGGCAGGCCGAGACCGAAGCGGAAGAACGCAGACGGAGAAACGAGGAGAAGGCGGAAGAACGGCGGCAGAAGGAACAGGCAAGACGGGAGGAACGGGAACGGCGCAACGCGGCAAAAGCAGCCGAGCGGTTACGGAAACAGGCGGAGGCAGCCCGCGTAAAGGCGGAAAAGGAGGCAAGGGAAGAGAAGCAGCGAAACGCCGTCCAGGCAGTACGGCAGATGCAGGCGGAACAAAGTGCCGCGGGGACGCTGCACCGCAGCAAGCGGCGTGCGGCCATCAACCGTATCCAGTACTCCCGTGCCCCCTCGTTAAGGGACCTCCCGTTCGCTACCATGCTGAATGCCTACATGGGCTACAGCCTGCTGAGGTCGGAACTGGCGGAAGCCGTCGAATACGCCAACCTGATGGAATCCGCCCGCTCCATTCTAAAGGTGGCGGACGACAGCCTCGGGACATTCGAGTCCCGTTTCGACCAGATGGCCCGTCACGTGCGTAAAATCGGTATCGACACGAAGTACACCGCCGTGGAAGTGGCAGGGGCCGTCAAGTATCTGGCAATGGCCGGTATGGGAATCGATACGATAAACCAGTCCATCCGCCCGATCACGAACCTTGCCCTTATCGGGGACAACGACGTGGCATACATCGCCGACCTCGCTACCAATATCATGGCGGGGTACGATATACGCAACGGGAGCATGGACAGCGTGGCGGATGTCATCGCCTCCACGATTTCCCGCTCCAACGTGAATATCGTGGAGATGGCCGAGAGCTACAAGATGGCTGCCGGCTACCTGAGAATGGCGGGCGTGGACTTCACCGAGAGCGCGGCGGCAGTCGGACTACTGGGTAACATGGGATTGAAAGGCACGCTGGCGGGTACTTCCCTGCGTGCCATGTCCACCCGTTTCGCCAAGCCGACCAAAGAAGCGCAGAAGGTGCTGGACCGCCTGGGTGTCAAGTTCACGGAGATGCGTGATATCGCGGGTGTGCAGGTCGAGAAGCTGCGCCCTATAGCCGACATTTTCGAGGAGCTGAACAAGAAAGGTGCTTCCATGGCGGACATGCAGGCGATATTCGGTAAGATCGGGGGCAATGCCGCCATGATGTTCGTGCGCAACTACGGACAGTTGCGGGAACTGGCTGTCCATAACCGTACCTCGCACGGCATCGCCTCCGAACTGGCACTTGTGAAACAGAACACGACCAAAGGCTTGTGGGACCAGGTCACCTCGCAGGTTTCCGAAGGGTTCATGCAGGCGTACGAGATCCTGGAGCCGGAAATCCGTACGGTGTTCCACTCGTTCCTGGAAAAGTTCAAGGCCCCGGAATTTACCCGGGGGCTGGTCACTATCGGACGGGCATTGCTGGACATTATGACCCTGCTCGGCAATATCGGGGCGTGGGTTACCCGTAATTTCCACTGGATAGAGCCGCTCGTGTTTACCGGCTATGCCTCCATCCAGCTGTTCAAGATAGCGGGAGCGTTGACCAATATAGGTATCGCCCTGGGTTTTATCGGGAAACAGTCGGCCGCTGCCGGCTCTGTGGAACTCATACAGGGGCTGGCCGGCATGAAAGGATTGGGTAAGGCCGGTTTTGCCCGGAAACGGGCCATCGTGTCAGCCATGCAGTCGGCCGGCATTTCGGGGAAGGGTGCCATGATGCAGGCTTTGGCCGCCAGGGGCGGTGTCTGGGGGACACGGCAGGCTCTCCAGTCCCTGTTCGCCACGCAGGTCGCCACGGGAGGAAGCCTGACGGGCGCGGCGGCTTCTTTGAGTGCCATCAGCACGGGAGCCGTGGCGGCTACGGCAGGTTTGTCGGCTCTGGTCGGGGCGTTAGGCTGGGTGGCGTACAAGACATGGCAGGTAAAGAAGGCCAAGGACGCCGTGCTGGAGGAAATCGAGAAAAACCGCAAATACCGCTATCCTTCCATCGAGGCATTGTATTCCTCCCTGAGCGAGACCTACCAGATCGCGCTGAAAACCAAACGGGCGGTGGATGACGTGGTGGCGGGCAAGAGCATAGAGGAAGCCTCCGGGCACAAGATAGGCTTTTTCACCAGGAACTGGTGGGCCGGCTTCCTGGGGATGTTTGCCGCCGCATCTTCGGAAGGAATGGTCACCGTCGATGACGTGTACAACACGGATGACGCCCGGCAGGACGATATAAGGGACGCCCTGATCACCCTCGCCAAGCGTGACAGCCAGGAACGCATTAACTCCGCGTACGCCGAGTTCGGCAAGCTGACGACCGCCTTGGAGGTCAATGCCTTCATCAAGACCGTCAGGGAACGTTTCGGGCAGCAGGAGAAGGACCTGGACAAGTCCCTGTGGCGCGAGGTGGGCGGAAAGATAGTATACAATTCCGAGCTGGGGGACAAGCCCGAGGCCATAGCGGCGCAGACCTACGACTATGCCAGATACATGAACGGGAAGACCGTTCCGGAAATCATCCGTGCGGCGACCGCTTACAGGGATGCCATATCGGGCGCGGACAAGGCGCAGGAGCTGATGAGAAAGGGAGGTTTCGATTTCGAGCAGCTGAAAAAGTGGGGATACGTGCAGGGGAAAGACGGGCAATGGGGACAGAAAGCACTGGCCGGAAATGTGACGGACGAGGAACGCGAAGACTATATCGCACACCGCAAGCTGGCGCATGACACCCTCGTGAAATTCGCCGCCTCGCTCCGCCAGACCTTCGGCGGTTCATCCGAGGCGGCAGAGAACATCCTCCGTTCGGCCGGTTTCGCCCCCATGCTGTTCAGCAACGAACCGGACTCGAATGACACGCGCCCGTTCGACTCCAACCCGATAACGAACAACGGCCTGGACGACGGGGGTGCGGGAGGCAATTACTCGGGGACAGGGAAACTTTCGTCGGCCGCACCCAAGCAGGTCATCGTCAATATCAGCAGCCTGCTCAGTATCGGTACCATCGACCTGATGAAGACCGAGGAAGGACGGCAGGCGGAAATCCGGAACCTGAAGGAAGAGCTGGCGCGGGCATTGATAGACGTGGTGCATGACTTCGACGCGAGCTGGAACGGGTAAGGGGCGTAACAATGGCATGACATTCAAAAAAACGACAGGAATATGGGAAGATTGATACAGATAGCCGCTTCCACTCTGCTGAGCGGGGGCATTCTCTCCGGCGGCTCTCTCGGCGGGGATATCAGCGACGCCACCCGCCGTGCCTTGGGCATGGGGCTTGCCGAGTTTCAGGACGGGCAGGTACATTATTTCTCCAAGCATCACGACCTTCTGAAAAGGGCCGCCATCCAGACGGTATCGCAGGCGGCTTACGGGTTGCTCCGTTCCTATCCCCGCTATTTACAGTATTGGGAACAGCGGACGCGCGACAAGTACCTGCAGACACAATCGCAGTCGAGCCTCGCCAACAAGACCGGGCAGTATTACCAGCTCATCAGGGAGCAGCAGGCAGTCGCCAGGCAGAAGAACTACACGGACACCATCGTAGGGCGTACCGTACCCGACTATCTGGAACTCTCCATTTCCACGGAAGGCAACTACTACGACAGCACGGAAGGCAAGGTGCGCCCCAACAGTTCCTACGGGCTGGTGACATTCGTCGATTTGCAGCCCCATGTGCAGGTGTCCAGCCGGAACAACATCGTGCTGACCACGGTACAGGGGCGGGACTATACCCGCAAGGAATACGTTTCCGGCGGCGACATGGAAATCTCCGTGTCAGGCAAGATCACCTCCAAATACCCGGATATCTATCCGGAAGCCGAGGTGTCGAAATTTCTGAAGCTGATGCAGTTCAAGGGTGTCCTGGACTGTGACAACACCATACTCCGCCAGTTCAACATCACCCGCCTGATCGTGCTGGGCTATACGTTCCTGCCGTCCGACTGCCGGAACATACAGCCCTACAGCCTTTCCTGCGTGGCGGTGGAGCCTTCGGAGAGCGTGGAGCTGAAACTTGCCGAACAGGAGAAGGTGGACGAGGCAATCAAGCACACCAACAAATGGATCAAGTATGTCAAATTCGGCACGGAGGTCATTGACCCGTCCTCCCTGCTCAAGATTACCCGCCTGTGGTTATGACAACGATGGACGTGCTCTGTTGCCGCATCACTATCGGAGACCCCGACCCCGGAAACCCGATGCGGATCATGAACGGGATTGAAATCGACGAGGTGCAGGAGTTGGAAATCAACGAGAGCTACAAGAAACTGGTCGGAACGGCACGCTTCAGGTTCCCGAAGGGAACAGTCTGTCGCGGCACCGTTATCGGCAACGGGACTCCGGAAGGCAAGGATGTCTCGCGTATCACGGCGGAGGTCATGCAGGACGGAGTCATCATCGAGAAGCGGCAGAGCCAGAATGTCCTCGACGCCACCATGTTCAAGGTCGGTCAGCGCATCAATGCCAAACTGGGCTACAACGGGGTATTGAAGAACATGTTCGACGGGTATATCACGGGATACAACTCGGACGGGCTGCTGGAATTGCAGTGCGAGAACATGGCGTACAAGCTGAAACTGGTGCAGGCGCCCATGTTCGAGACTCCCGTCACGGGAACGACAGTCAAGGATGTACTCGAAGGCAAGTACAATATATTGAAGGGCACGGGGTTCAAACTCCACAGCGACACGCGCAAGTATGACATACAGATCGGGAAGGTCAAAGTAACGGACAATTTCACCGTTGCCGACATCCTTTCCGAGTGGTCCCGCTACAAGGTCTATTGCTTCCTGAAATATGACGCGGAGGACGAGGGGGCCATGCCGTCCATTGCCGTGGGACGTCCGTATTCTTCCAGTAAGGGACAGCCGGTTTTCCCCGAAGACGATTCGACGGGACCGTACAAGCTGCTGTTCGATTACCATGTGGCCGGAAACGACCTGAAAGTAGTCCGGACAGACCCCAAGTTCCTCGCGGTAACGGGCAAGGCGTTGGGGATCGACCAGAAATTTTTCGAGGTGACGGTACGCATGAACCCGGAATATGACCCGTCCACACCGGGAAGCAAGGAGTTCCAGACCGTCAATGCCACGCAGATTTCCAAGAAAACCCACAAGGTGACGGGCAATACTACCGCCAAAGGTGCCGATACCCGTACAAAGGTCGATTTGAGTACCTATACCATCGTGCCTTACATGTCGCCGCACATCGGCATCTCCTCCGATGACCTGGTGGCGGAAACGACCGAGTATTTCCGGAACTATAACCTGAACGGCATCACGGGGACCGTAACCATTTTCGGGGACTACGGCCTTTTCCCGGCCGTGCAGGTGGAACTGGCGGACAACCGGAACCCGTCCAAGAACGGGGTCTATCTCGTGGAAGAGGTGACGACGACGTTCGGGGTGAACGGTTACCGGCAGAAACTGTCTATTCCGTACAGGATACGGTAAGGAAGGTTTACGATTAATAGTTGAAACCGAAATGCCAGAGCGGGATGATGTTCCGGTACCCGTATTCTATGTCGTCTTTCACGATATAGGCATCGTTCATTCCCTGTATCTGCTTCTGCTGTTTGTTCTTTCCTCCTATTTCGAAAGTGTACTTGTCTATCTGAAAATCCGATTTGTCGGAAGAGAGGACCTCGTTGTTCACTTTCATCTGCGAGAGGAAGAATGTTTCCCTGATATTCCCGATATCCGGTCTGTTGTCCGAAAGCGCGTATGCCAGGTTGGTGTTGTCCAGGTATGTTTTCTCCACTTTCCCCAACTGCCGGATGCCTTCGGTCGTTCCCCTGAGTTGCGCCACGATACCGGCTTTCTCCAAATAGAAAAGAAAATCCGTCACCTGGTTGCGGTGCAGGTCGATCATCTGCCCGATTTTGGAGAAATTGGGCTTGAACGGTACGCTTTGTGCGATGACGTACAGCAGCTGGCGCATCTTCTTGGTGGAAGCCGCATTCAGGTTGGCATAAATCGGTATGTCGTTTTCCACGGTCAGGTTGACCACGTTGCGCAGCCTCATATCGTAACCGGGATCATTGAAGAACGGATAATACCCCTTTGTCAAATATTCCTTGAACAGCACCAGCGGACGTTCCGTTCCCGGCATCTCCACCTTATGGGCCAGTACCTCCTGCAAGGAGTAAACCGGCAATCGGATGTCTTTTGCCAGAATAAGGTATTCCCTGAAAGACAATCCGGGAAGAAAATAACTGAGTACCCGGCGGCTCAAGTCCGCGTTGCCCTTATAGATTTCCAGAATGGAGGAGCCTGTAAAGACGACCTGGAAGTCGGGATAGTAGTCGTAAACCATTTTAAGCTCCTTCGACCAGTCCTGGTATTTATGAACCTCGTCGATAAACAGGTGCTTTCCCCCGTTCTTGTAGAAATCCGATGCAAGGTCGAACAGGCGGTGTTCCGCAAAATAAATGTCGTCGGCATTGACAAAAAGCGTATCGTCCGTGGAGTGATGCAGCTTGATGTGTTGCAGCAACATCGTGGTCTTTCCCACACCTCTTGCCCCCACTATCCCCACCATCCGGGCAGACCAGTCTATCTGGTCGTGCAGGTATCTGACATAAGACGTGTCGGTGATCCTGAGCAGTCTTCTGAAAAGTTCTATAAGTTGTTCCATATTCTATCTGACATTAAGTTTCTTTGAAGACAAAGATACGCAAAATGCCGAATAAAATCAGCACTTTTTTCCATAAAATGCACTTTTAAATTTGCATATTCATATATTGCCTGCACTTTTAAACCGGTATCTTCTTTAATCAATCCGTTTCCGCATTGCCTATTCTTGGGATATGGAAACAAAGAAACTGGCAGCAGACAACAGCCGTTACCTGATTCGGGAAGCCATCCGCAAGATAGCCCTCGGACGCAGCATGGAACGCATCAATATGGCTCCTGGCGGTATGTCCGGCATAGGAACGGCACGTATGATACATGGCTATGTGGCGAAGATACACGATGACCCCTCGGACGAGGAGTTCGGGGAATACGGCGGCACCATCGACGTGGGCGAATACCCGGACGAGACGGCATCGCCCGAGCCGGTCGTCCACAAAGGTGTGCTGCTTGCGGCGGCAGCCAGCAACGAAGGCGGCTTCCTGCTTGTCCCGACCCTGTTTTCCGATGTGACCATTTTCATGGACGCGGCAACCCGCCACGCATACGTCGTGAACTTTTCCCACGTGGATATCCTGCAACTCTCCGCCCGCAAGGAGACAAGCATCGGCGTGAGGGAAACGGAAGAACTCGATACGGAAAGCGACTCCTCGCCGGACTACGACGAACTGGAGGCGACCGGGAACGAAGCCTTTACCCGCTATACGGCAGAGGGCGTGGACACCACGGTCAGGAACAAGGACGGCAAGGAAGCCTCCGCCGTGATGGATGCGGAAAGCATCACGCAGAGGGTGGACAAGTCGGAAAGCACACAGACGGCAGACAAAATCCGGCAAAAGGTAAACTCCACGAGCGTTACCGTTGCCGACAAGAAAGTGACGCTGGGCGACGAGAACGCCACCGAACCTCTGGTGCTCGGCAACGAGCTGGCACAGCTCATGCTGGACTTTATGACCGAATGCTCCAAGATTATGACACCCACGCTGATGGGAACCATGCAGCCCCTGAACTTCCCGAACTTCATCTCCCTCAGCTCACGCATCCAGAAATTCCTGTCTAAAACCTCCTACACGAAATGAGCATACAACTGCACCCCGACATCGAGAAACTGGACAAGGACAGCCTCTGCTATTCCATTTATTCCAACCTTTACCTCACCTTCTTCAATGCCCAGGAGAAAAAGAGCGGGGACAATCCCTACGGCATCGAGGAAGGCGACGATACCAGTATCCGCCTGAAGAACACGGCCTACGGTTTCGCCTCTGCCATTGCCGGGGCGATCGGCGGGGATGAAGGCACCGAAGGAGGCATCCTGCTGGATTACCTGAAACTTTCCGGCGGCAATATGGCCGGTATGCTCCGGGCGAACTACGGCTTTGAAGCAGGTACGGGGAATACCCGTGTGCTGGAAACTTTCTCTGAAAACATGACGGATGAGGAAGGCGTGGTGACTGCCGTCCGGTACGGCATTCGCGTAACCGGCGATCTGGAAGTCGGCGGACGGAATTTCTATTTGGGCGGGAAACGGGTATTGGCTTATGACAGCTTGTCCTCTACCGTCTCGTGGGATACCCCGGTGCTGGATTTTGCGGACGCTTCCCTGCGTTCTTCGGGGGAACTGCTGTTCGGCAGCGAAAGGGAGAAAGGCATCCTTATCTCCCCTTCGCATTTGCTGGTACACGGGCATGAGGTTTATCATGCCGGTAACGCGAACCTTTCCACTGTCGGCTGGAGGATGAAGGATGCCGATGTCTCCGGGACACTTGCGGTACAGGGGGAAACCTCTCTGCACGGCAGACTCTCCGCGCTTTATGGCGTGCTGTTGGGGGACAAGGGGGAATGTCTGCTTTCGTTTTCCGCAGGTGAAGCGATTTTAAGCGGTTTCCTGTCCTTCGGTGAAGGATACGGTATCAAGATAGGCGGCAAGCCGGTGCTCCTGCGTGCCGATGACAAGCAGGTACAGTTGGGAAGTATCGGGGGCGATTTGCTGTTGGGAAGCGATGCCACCCCCAAGATACGTCTGCTCTCCGGGATAGCCGATGTGGACGGGGAATATTTGCTTTTGTCCCCTTACGGGCACGCCGTTTTTCCGGGCTCTCTGTCGGTAAGGCACGATTACGGGGAAACGCTTCTTTCCTCCTATCGGGTGGACGCTTCGGACGAGGGTGTCATTATCCACAAGCGGCTCCGCATGGGAAGCGCGGACGGCTTTCTCCTTACAGGCGACAGGCAATCGATGTCCCTTTCCGGCAAGGTGCAGTATGACAAGGACGGGACGCAGACTGTTCTGAACTATTCCCTGCAGTTGGGTTTTCGGACTTCCACCAGCCATTACGCCCCTCAGAACCGCTATTCGGACACGTTCCGTATGGATACGGATGCGGATTTTATCACAGCCGGTGTGCCGTTGGAGGCTTCGGGGCATGTGGGAATCGACGGTTCCGCCACCCGGTTGGCAGACGGTGTTCTATACTTGAATGAAGAGTTGCGCTTGCAAGCCGTTACGGACGGCATCAAGCATTACGGCAACAGCGTTTTTTGCGGCAGCCTCTCGTCGGAGAATTTCTCCTCGGGACTGGCCGGAACCGGCTGGGGCATTCTTCAGAACCGGACTTCGGGGAGCATTTCCGCCACCTTCGATGAACTGACCGTCCGCCGCCGTATGCGCGTCTATGAACTGGAGGTGCAGAAACAGTCGGTAACGAACGGTTCCCTTTGGGTAAGCGATTCCTGCTCCGGCGATACCGTAGAAAAACTTTGATTGTATGGCTGTATATAGATATTCCACTTATAAGATACGCATTGCTCCCGACTCGCACAAGACACAGGGTTTACGGGCGGGAGACATTGTCCGCCGGCAGTATTTCGACCGTAACAAGGTGATTTATTCCCTGATGTGCGTGCTTGAAACGGGCGTGGACGTGATAGAAGGCAAGGATTCCGCTTATTTCACCGCCGCCCTGCTCGACGGCGACGAACCGCGGAACGGAGAACTGCTCGACTTTGCCCGTGTCACCCACCTGTTCGATACCCGGCGCGGCGGGGCGTTGTATCTGACCGCGTCCGATGATGAAGCCCCCTATATGGACGTGATCGACGGTGCGGGATTCGAGCAGTCCCTCTGCTACCCGGTCATGGGAGAAGGGTCGGCGGACATTCCCGACAAGACTAAATATGCCTGTTTCGGCAGCGGGCATGTCACCGCTTCCTATAAGGACAGGGATAACGGGGCGGAACGGATCTTCCGTGTTGCCCGAAACGGTATTCCCGCCGAAACTGAAAGCAAATGGGGCATCAGGCAAACACTGGAAACCTCCGTCGAACACCCTGAAAGACTGCTTGTCTCATTCAAGATACGTTCTTCCGAAACTCTATCCGGAATACCCGTATCATTCGGTTATACCAACGGGGAGAAAACAGACGCGGAAGACACCTTGTCTGCTACGCCCGAATGGTCGTACCGGCTCTGGGTGCTGACCGTGGAATACCCGAAGAAGTATAGCCGCAGCCTGACGCTTGACCTGACGAATTGCCTGAGAGCGGAAAACGACTGGCTGGAAATTGCCGACCTGAATATCATCCGTCTTTCCGATGTGGCAGCGGCAGCCTTTTCCAACGCCACCAAAGGACGTGTGGGCAAGATAAGCGGCGTGACAGACCCGGTGTTCGGCCTGCTGGACGGTTACGGGGCATACTTTCAGAACTTGTACGCCACCCGGAACGTGAACATTGCCGGAACGCTCACTGCCGGGGACGAGAACGGCTTTTCCTCCACATTCTATGTCGGCAAGATACACAAGAACGTGATACCGGATTCCCTGTCCTGCCTTTTCTCCGGCGGTATGCCGGTGGAAGGAAACGTGCCCGTGGGTATCGGGGAGGTGAAGGAGATTAAAGGAGATTGCCGCATGGCCGTACAGAGTGCCGCATGGCGAAAGGAGCGTATCGGGAAACCGCATTGCTTTTCCATTTGGATAAAGTCGGAAACGACGGGAAACATCGCCGTCTATCAGGACGAGCACCTTGTGGGCACATGGGAAATAACGGAAGCCGGTGTTTGGCAAAGATACAAGACCGTTTTCCTTGTCAAGCCGTCCGATGCAGCCGATATGACGGTCGGCCTGTCCACACCAAACAGCATGGAAGTGACCGCTCCCCAGTTGGAAGCAGGAAAGAACGCCACACCCTACCAGGCGACGGACGGCACGCTTTCCTACACGGAGGATTACGGGGCATGGTTCAACAAGGGCGGTATCGGCGGGACTATCCAGAACCCTTTGCTACGCTTGAACGAGGACGGTTCCATCGCTTCACGGGACGGCTCGTTCGTCATCAATCCCGACGGTACGGGACATTTTGCTTCGGGACGGTTCAAGTGGACGAAAGACACGATAGAACTCCGGGGTGTGACTATCCGCTGGGAGAATCTCGACGAGGAGATGCAGGAACAGCTCAAGCCCTGTTCCGTTTCCCTGACAGGGGGCACCACGTTTCGTTTTACCGACAAATGGGACACGGAAGGAGACCCCGGACAGATAGATATAGTAGCCACCGAATACAACTTCACCGGTGAAAGACGGGTATGGGAATATCTTGCTGCAGAGGGTATCTGGAAAGATGCCGGCAGCCACGGTACGCTGTTTACCCTGCGGGCGGACTTTCACGGCTGGGAAGGACGGGATGTGCTGACCTTGCGTTTCACTTCGTTCATCAAAGACAAATCTTACACGGCAACCCACACCTCGTTCAAACTATATGACGGCGAAGCATCCTATTCTGTCCATGTTGAATCGGACAACGGTACTGTCTTCCGTAACGGTGTCATCTCTACCGTCCTTCGTGCCAGGGTGTACAAAGGCGGTACGGAAATAACCGAGCGCATACCCGAAAGCAGTTTCCGCTGGACACGTACCAGCAGGGATACGGAAAGCGATACCCTTTGGAACGCCGGAAGGCACGAGGGGAAAGAACTCCCGGTCACGGAAGATGATGTCTGGTATAAAGCCGTATTCAGCTGCGAGGTTGATATCAAGTAACTCTTAAATATAAAGAAATCATGGCAATTAAAGTAGCACGCGGCCAGGTCACCATCATCGACCAGAACGACGCGGTATCCATTCAGGCGTTTATCGGCTCCAACCAGCCGCTGACGCAGGTGTACAACAAGGACACCAATGCTTACGCCCCCTCGTGGACGGCTTCTCCTTACCTGGTTCTTACCCCCTCGCTGTTTGTCAGCGGCAAGGGTTCTGCCGACCAGATCACGTCCGTAGGAAATGCTTCCAACCTGACACCCGGTGTGAAAGCCGGTACTGCTAAGTGGTACAAGAACGGGGCGGTCATTACAAGCGGACAGGACAGTTGCACGATCGGTGCGGCTTCCGCCAAATACGCCCTGACGGTGAAAGCCAACCACATGACGGTTTCCGCCCCGCAGGTACGTTATTCCTTCGAGGCGGTCTATATCGACTCCAACGGGCTGGAGGTTCCTTTCCGCTCCGAAATCCAATTCACCCAGCACCTGAATGCCGGGGCCATGATTGCCGCCGTGTGTTACGCGCCGGACGGCATCGTGTTCAAGAATGACGAGGTCGCCACGCTCAAGGCTCACTGCGACCTCTGGCGCGGGGCGGCCATCGACACGACCAATGTCTCCTATGCCTGGGGTATCAAGGATTCGTCCGTGTTTTCCCCCACCACACTGACAGCGGAGGCCGCACAGGGTGCGAATACCGTTACCGTGGCCTCCGTTTCCAACATGGAAGCGGGCGGAAAAATCACCATCGGCTCCGCGCAGTACACCATTTCATCCGTCAACACTTCGACCAAGGTCGTGACACTGACCTCCGCTTTGAGTGCGAAGGCAGCTTCGGGTGCCGCCGTTTCCTGCCCGTACTACAGCTCGATGCTGGGTGTGGGTTGGGCACACCTGACATCCGCCAACCAGCGGGGTGTGACAGCCGGGTGGACAACCAACGAGATTACCATTACCGCCGATGCCGTGCTGAACTTCGAGACGTTCAAATGCGCCATCAAGGACACGGATACATCATCGGGAAACGCTTCCGCCAACAAGGTGGTGTGCGACATCATCTCCTTTACCGACATGTCCGACCCGATTACCGTCGATCTGGTCAGCCAGAAAGGTTTTACCATCAAGAATAACGCAAACGATGTGGACGTGAAGGCTGTCCTGTACCGTAACGGCGCGGAACTGGATGCGGCAGGAACAGCCTATACTTACACGTGGAAACTCTGGAATGCCGCCGGGACTTCCGTCGTGAAGACCTACACGGGAAAATCCATCGTGGTGGCAAAGACGGATGTGACGGGGAAAGGCGTGCTGATGTGCGAGGTCTCCAAATGAGCAGTACCAGGTTATATGCTTTTGACGGCAGTCCTTAAAACGGCTGCCGTTTTTTCCACCTATTCTTCCGATAAAGACCGTATGGAAAAGATACTGATAGCTCGAGGTCAGGCGACCATCCATGTCCAGACGGACGCGTACACGCTCACCCAGTCGCCGGGCGAATACGTGTTCCCTGCCTCCCCGGACGGGAAAATTGTTTCCGCCGTGACGCTGGTCTCCACGCTGAAAGTCACCCGTGGCGATACGGATTTTACAGGGTTCACTATCGGGACGATCAGCAAACCGGCAGGTTTCTCGTCCATCACGGCGGACAACGCGAAGAAAACCGTCACTTACCGTATAGCTGCGAACACGACCACTCTTGCCGAGCACGGCAAGGTGGACATTCCCGTCATCATTTCAGGGGTTACCTACCATCTGTCCTTTGTCTGGTCGAAAGCCAGGGCCGGCAATCCGGGTGCGGCGGGTAAACCGGGTGTCGATGCCAACCTGCTGGACTGGGTCGAAGACTGGAACACGGGCAAGACCGTCATCGACGGAAATGCCGTCATCACGCCGAAACTGTTCGCCGGGACAAAGAACGCTGACGGCACGCTGACCGGCGTTGCCATCGGTCGTTTCCCTCTCGGCACGAAGACCGCGGCAGGAACCGTCACGACCGAGACTGTGGACGGCATTTACGGTTTCAGGGACGGGTACAAGACCTTTTTTATCGACAACGGCGGAAATGTCCAGCTGGGACGGGACAGCCAGTCCATCAAATATAATGCAGCGACGGGTAAGATAGAGTTCGGCGCGGATGTCAGCCTGTTATGGAAGGGGGCGACCTATATCGACAAGGACGGTATCTTTACCGGCACACTGTCCGCCACGACCGTCAAGGCTGTCAGGCTGGATGCCTCGCAGATAACGACCGGCACGCTTTCTGCCGGCCGTATCGATGTGAATGCCCTGAAAGCCTCGCTCATCACAGCGGATAATATCGACGCGCTGACCCTGAATGTGACCAAGGGCAAAATCGGCGGCTGGCAGGTAGACAGCGATTCCATCTTCCGTGGAACGAAAAACAACGCGGCGGGTGCTTACACGTCGGCTTCAGGTGGCGTTACAATGGGCAGCAACGGTATTCGCGGGTACAAATGGCGTCTGGACGCCACGGGTGCCGGGGCCATCGCGGGAGGAAATATCTCCTGGGATGCAGCCGGGAAAGTCACGTTCGCCGCTTCGGTCAGCGTCATGTGGACGGACCCCCTGGATTCCATTACGACCGCCCTCGGCGGTTCCGGCTATACCAGGCTGACGAAAATCGACGCGAAGGGTATTTACACGGGAACAGTCAATGCCTCGCAAATCACCGCCGGGACGATTTCGGCAGACCGTATCGCCTCGGGCAGCATCAAGGCGTCCAAATTGGACGCGGCGAGCATCAAGGCGGACATCATCAATACCGGCTATATCAACGGGTTGTCCTGCACCTTCACAAAAGGCAAGATCGGCGGCTGGACTATCGGAAGCGATTCGCTGACCGGCACGCATATCGCGCTCGACAGCGCCAACAGAAGGGTCGTTGTCTACGGGGCGAACTCCGGCGTGGCCAGCGGGCAGCGCGTCCAGCTCTATTACGGCAGCGATACGGATTTCGGTTTCTACGCCACGGATAAAAACGGGACCTGTATCGCCCGGCTGGGCTCTTCGAACCAGATAGCAGGCTGGAACATCACCGGCACAGCCATCGGGAAAGGCAATGTGCAGTTAGGCCCGGACGGTTCCATCACCAACGGAGGGAAATGGAAGTTGAACAATGACGGCAGCGGACAGATCGCGGGCGGCAACATCTCATGGGACACGGGAGGAAAAGTCACCTTTTCCAGTGCCGTGTCATTGCAATGGAAAAACGACATAGAGGCGGCCAAGAGCACCAATTACGGTTACAGGTACTACAAGAAAATCATCATCAACGGGGAATCCGGCAAGTATTACCCGGTCGTGTTCAAGGGAGGCGAACAGACCGTAAAGCGCGATATCCTGGTACGCCGGGCATACAGCGAACAGGCCCCGTCGGACTGGGACAACAAGAGCACGACCCACAAGGGCGGGCTGATCCTGCTGCTCAAGACGAACTTCGGCGGCTGGGGCGGAGCTGTCTATTCATGGGACATCTACGAGTTGTCCGAGTCGTACAGCCGCATGTTTGCCGGAGCCGCCCATTGCGGAAACAACTGTATGTTCGCCGTGTTCCTCCGGGGCGGGGGCACCACGGGTGCCGTGTATCATCTCTATTCGGACCAGCCGATAGAAAGTTCCTCCATGAGCCCGTCGCCCATACCGGCGGCGCCGCAGATAGCCTACAACTCCGACCTGATATTCCAAAGCGGCAGTACGAAAGCCTACGCGCCGGCACCGCGTACTTTAACGGGCACGGTGGAAGAAGAAATCCGCCGCCACCGCTTTATCGTGCTGGCACAGGGAAACGATACGACCTTGAAGGAACATCCCCTGACCTATATCGGCAGTACGGGTATCTATACGGGCACGCTGACCGCCAGCCAGGTCAATGCCGTCGATATCAGCGCTTCCAGCATCAAGTCGGGCACGCTCTCGGCTGACCGCATCGCCTCGGGAAGCATCAATTCCTCCAAGCTGGACGCGGCGAGCATCAAGTCGAACATCATCAATACCAGTTATATCAACGGTCTTTCCCTCACGTTTACCAAGGGGAAAATCGGCGGCTGGAGCATCGGTGCCGATGCCATGACGGCAGGCGGCAGTATCGGTGCAAGCGGTGGCCGCCCCATACAGATACGTTCCGTCTCAAGCGGGAGCGGATACTATTATACGGGAGCCTACAAGCCTTACGGTATCTGCATGACCTGGCACCAGAGCTCCAATGCCGGTCACCTCGTAATCGGGCAGGTGGCGGCATCCGGCTCTACCGTTAAAAGCGGCTTCATCGGGATACAGATGATGTCCTGGGATCACCTGGAATATTTCTGCCTTTCGGCGAACTACACCCGTTCCGGCAGCAAGGAGGTCTATAACCGCATAGCGGGCTGGGCATTCGACCACAGCCGTATCTGGAAGCACAGCGTCACCCTCGGTTCGGACGGCTCCATCACCAACGGCACGAGGTGGAAGCTGAACAGTGACGGCAGCGGGCAGATCGCGAATGGCGGTATCTCCTGGAACTCTTCCGGGACATTGACTTTCTCGTCCGGTGTTTCCGCCAACTGGACGACGGGAATCAATACCGCCCAGGAACTGGCCGCCGCGATGGCTTTCGGCAAGATGCTGTACCGTGACCCTACATTCTATAACGGCAATAATTCGACGGGAGTGTACAATAACTCCGGTAACGGCATGGTCACGGTAACCCGCGTCTCGGACTCGACGGCCCCCAATGACAGCAAGTACGTGCTGAAAATCCAGACCACGGGAACGGCAACTCCCGGAAACGGAGGTTTCTATTTCGGCACGAAATGCCAGAACCGGAAGGTGCTGGTTGCCCGTATTATCGCCAAGATACCCGCGGGGCGCAAGTTGCTCTGGGCGACCAACAGCATCGGCATCGGGGGAAGCCACCGGTGGCTGACCACCAATGAAGGGACGGGAGACTGGAAGGAGTACGTGTACAAGGTAAGCTGCGGGACAGCCAATTTCTCGAGTACCCATTACTTTTACGTGGACGGGACACAAGGGACAAGCAGCAACCCTGTCGTGTGGTACGTGGCCTACGCGACCGTATTCGACCTGACCTCGACGGAGAAATACACGACCACCATCGATGCCAACGGTATTTATACGGGAACCGTCAAGGCCGGGCAGGTTATCGTGGACAGCGCCCTGGTTGTGGGTGGAAGCACCTACAACGGCAGCATCTCGGTCAGGGATGCCGGCAACAACGTGAAAGTCACCCTTGACCGTAACGGTATCAATGCCGTGGCGGGCAAGATCGGGGGTTGGGTAATCGGGACGAGCGCCATCACGGCTTCCGCCCCGTCATCAGGACACCGTATCGTGCTGGGCAACAACGGCTACCTGTACCATGACAACCCTTCCACCGGAAAGAACTACTGGGCCTTGAACGCCGACGGTTCCGCCACTTTCGGGACAGGCAAGATCAGTTTCGCCGCCGACGGCTCGGGATATGTCGCCAACAAGAATATCAAGTGGGACGTGAACGGCAACGTGATCATGACCGGGACAATCAACGCCAATGCCGGAACCATAGGAGGCTTCAGCATCGGCCAGGGGCGTATCGGCTCCACGGCTACAGGCAGCGGGTCGGGAGGCGGCCTTGCCATCTACAACGACCTTTTCCGGGTAGGCAATACCAGTTCATACGTGCTTTGGGGTGCGAACACCTTTCCCGCCACTTCGGGAGGCACGAGGTCTGCCGGGCGTGTGGTGAACACGGCAAGCAATTCGTACATGAACAATTACGGCATATACATCGATGTCCGCAACGGCCGCAGGAACTTCGGCATCTGGTCGAACGCGGCGGTTGTCGCCAATGCCTGCATCGGCTGCAAGCTGAAGACCGTCTATTTCTCGGGCAGCGGGTATTCGATCGATTTCTCCCAGGCCAATATCTTCATGGTCTATGCCAGCAAGAACTATAATATCAACCTGCCTACCGCCTCGTCGGTAGCATCGATGTTCGGCTATTCCTCCCTGCCTTCGGATTTCGCCTACGTGTTCACCTTGGTGTACCGCTCCGGGTACGGGAATACCATTTACATCCAGAATGTCCGCAACCATAACGGAAGCACCACGTCATACGGGATGGCATCGGGGGACTCGCTGACCCTGCTCTGTACCAATTACCCGAGTTTCCACTACCAGGTCCTGAACTATTCGTCCTGACGTGTGAAACCGTTTTTTAAAGGAATGCCAACCATTCACGCCTCGACGGCCTATACTTGTAATAAAACGGAAAAAGCATGAAAGTAACCAACACGATCCTGACCAAGATAGCGGAAACCAGCACGGAAAACGCTTTCTACCGCATTGAATACAATATCACGAACGCCGAGCTGGAACGGGTGCAGGCTACGGTCTGTCTTCCGGGAGGTGACAGCACGGAAACCATTGCCGGGGATATTTACTATGACCGTGGCAGCGTGTCCCTGAGCATGCCGTTCTCCGAGAAAATCGCCCTTTACCTCTCCGACTTCCTCGGGATTGTCGGGGATATCCTCGGCAGCCTGGATCGTGAGATAGCGGAAGCCACGCTCAAACCCGTCCCGGAAGCAGAATAACCAACCAATCAAATAAAGAATATGGAACTCAGTATCAAAGACCGCCTTTACTTGCCGTCGTTCCTTCCCCAGAAGGGTAATTTCAGCCAGTTCAACCTTAAAAAGGAAATCCTGCGCAAGATAGCCGTCCCGGATGGGGAAAGGGAGCGGATCAACCTGCACGAGAACGCGGAGACGCAGCGTATCGAATGGGATGTCGAGAAAGAGGAACCGCTCCAGGTCGTTTTTTCCGAAGAGGAAATGAGATACTTGCAGCAGGCATGCGAGAAAATCTCCGACGAGGAACTGCCGGACGACATGTGGGGAACGGTTTCGAAGATTTACGATGCCCTGAACGAGGAGATGTAGGTCTGACAATAAGGAATGCCCATCGGTTTGATAACCGGGCATTCCTTTATTTTAGACTTTTCTTGGTTTGTTCCAACCAATTGAAAATTATTTACATATAGTAATAACAGGTGCTCCGGGAATTTCGCCGGAACCATATTGTGCCGGTTATTAAAGAACCGGATTATGTATATATTCGCAAAACAAAACCATTTACCGGGAATACTCAATTGCTTTTTCTGTTCAATATACAAGAATGAGGCGTAGTTTCCCCGCACTTGTTACAGGCAATACATTTAGGCACGTAATTGGGGTTTGCTTCCCACTTGTTGATCAAGTCCGGCTCCGCAAGCAGGGTACGTGCCAGCGAAAACAAGGGGATATTCTTGTCGTTCAGCAAATCTTCCATGACCTTTATGTTACGATTGCCTCCTACTAGAATGAGCGGCGTGGTGATATGCCTTGCGATTTCGGAAACCTGTTCCTTGAAATAGGACTGCTTTTCAATAGAACGGGCTATGCGGGGAAACGACTGTGTGATACCGTTGCCCGATGAGAGGTTCGTTCCGCTCGGTTCGATAAAATCCACGCCGAGCGTATCCAGATGCTCGAACATGGCAAGGGATTCGGGAAAGGTCAGTCCCTCGCCTTCTGACATGAAATCATCGAAATTCAGTTTTATCATCACGGGATAATCTTCTCCGACCGCCCTACGCACGGCTGCAACGACTTCATAAATGAGCCTGGCACGGTTGTGTAACGTGCCGCCGTACCGGTCTGTCCGCCGGTTGTAATAAGGCGTCAGGAACTGGCTTAACAAATACCCGTGCGCCGCATGGATCTGTACCGCATCGAATCCGGCCTGTCTTACCCGTAAGGCGGCTTTGGCATGGCAGTCGATGACGTGCTGAAAATCCGTCTCGGTCATCTCCGCCGGCATGATACCCGTCACACGGTTCAATACTGCCGAGGGTGCTATCATCCTTCGATGTTTGGATGCCTCGAAGCCGCTTTGTGAACCGCCCATCGCGATCTGGCAGGCTATCTTGGCATCTTTGGAATGGGCGTAGTCGATAATCTCTTTCCATTCGGGAATAAAGGAATCGTCATACATGCCGATCATTCCGGGATTGGGCTGGTCGTTGGCATCGATATAGGTATATTCGGTGATGATAAGACCGGCCCCGCCATCTGCGAGAGCCTTATATGCATCGACCAAATCGGGTGTTATATGTCCCTGTTCGTCTGCCGCTTTCATCCATAAGCCGGAACGCACGAAACGATTTTTTAAAGTCAGTTTCGGGAATCGGACTTGTTCAAAAAGAGTTTTCCTTTCCATTATATGCCTCCATTCAACTATGATATCGGGTTAATTATCTTAGTATGTATATTTTATAAGATGTTTTGATTATACAAAAGTACGAAAAATGCCGTTCGTGCGAAACGATGAACAACGCTTTTTTATTGTCTTTCTGTGAAATAAAAACGTTTGTAATTTCATCCCTCCTCTCTTTCGTTGCGGTTACATAAATCGGTGTCGTTCTGTCTTAGTTTGTCTAACTAACTTTTGGACCACTCGGTAATGGGCTTTCGGTCGGTTGCAAAAAAACGTTTCCTCCCGTCCGTTTGGTCTTGCTCCCTGTCTTTGTCCTTACCATAAACCCGGACAGGAAAATCCGGCTACTCTTATAACGGATACTGCAAACTATATGGGAAGACAGGATATACTGATGGATGCCCGCTACGGGGAAATGGAGACGACGGACAACCTCGCCTCCAAGCCGTTCTATGCCTTCCGTTTCCTCGGGGACATGGAAGGGATGGACAATGACCGTTTCCTGTACGCGGAGATTTCCGTACCGGAAGGGTTCGGGCAGAAACTCGACGGGAACGCCGACATCCACGTATCCATTCCCTATACTCCCGTGTACAAGTCCCTGTCCGTCCGTTTCCTCATGGACACGGGCAACGGGAACAAGGAGTATACAGTCAACCGCAAGGACAACGGGATATGGTTTCCGGTGCGTGCCGGGAAGGACTCGGGGAGAGAGGATATCCGCCTGTCAGAATTCCTTGAACTCAACGTGAAGGGTAACTTCCGCCTCGTGCCGGAAGACGGGATACTGTCGGTTTACAGTGCCGACGAAACGGACCTTAGAATAGGCGTATCCAAAAGCCAGAACGAGGTGTTTCTCCTGAAAGCCGCACCGGGCAACCTTTACCAGCATCCCACCACCGGCGTGGGACTGATCGACTTTCTCCATTCCAACCTGGAGAACAACGGCCTTGCCGCCCGTCTCCAGTCGGAATTCTTGGCGGACGGCATGATCGTGAAGAACGCCTACATGGATTCATCGACGGGGGAACTGCTTTTGGAGGTAGAAGAAAAGGAGGCCGCGAATGGGTAGATACAAAGTCATAGCCGGGCAGAACATATACGACGTGGCCCTGCACCTGTACGGGTCGGTGGAAGGAATCGTCGATTTGCTGATGAACAACACCTCGCTTTCCATAGATGACGACCTGCAACCCGGAGACGAGCTTGCCTACACGGACGGTTTCGTCATCAATGCCGATGTCGTGGCCTACAACACCCGGCATAACATCGTACCGGCAGGCGGGGAAAGGAATGTATATCCCAAATATTTCTCGTTCCCCCTTGCCGCCCGTTTTCAGCTCCCCGGGAAGGCAGCGTCCGCGGCGTTCAGCGTCTCGGGTACCGGTACGCTGGAGGTGGACTGGGGAGACAACTCTCCGGTGGAGACGATTCTCCTGACAGGGACAGGAAAAAGATACAGCCACCTCTTCGACAACGACATCAGGGGGGTACGGGGAATACGCTGGTTTTCCGACGCCTCTTTCCGGATAGCGGACTGGAGCGGCCTGAAACCGGAACGGGTTTTCCTGTACAGGCCTCTGCCTGTCGAGGAACTGACATTGCGGGGGTGCATGTCCGGCATAGAGGCATTCCCCCTGCTGGAAGGCGTATACCGTATCGACCTGCAAGGCTCTGCCGTCGGCAGCCTTGTACCGCTCGCGTCGCTGCCCGCACTGATGCTGCTGGACTTGTCCGGGGCATCCGTCAAGCCGGAACAGGAAGATCTCTATCTGAAACTCCTCGTGGAAAAATACGGGGACCGGCGCAGCTGCGAGGTCCGCCTGCCCGTCATGCCCACGGGGGAATACCGGGAGCCGGAGCGGGACGGGAACGGGAGATACCGGATTGCCTGCGGCATGGAGGCTGTCTGGGTTATCCTGCATGAGCCCGCCTGGAACGAAGGCGGGGCGTGGAAATTCATCATCGAAGATAAAACCTATACCGTAGAGGAATGAGCCGTACAATCAAGGACATATACAATGAAGCGGTCGCGGAACGGAACAGGCGCATGGAGCTCCGGGAGTTCGCCAGCGACTCCAAACTGAGCGTGATGAACGGTATCCTGTGGGTCGTCGCCGCTGCCATACACAGCTTCGAGACCCTGCTGGACGTATTTGCCGTGGATGTATCCGCCGCGATCAACAACCGTATCAACGGCACGCCGGACTATTACGCCAACGCCCTGCTCCAGTACCAGAAAGGCGATGAGCTCATCGTCCGGGAAGACGGGCTGGCTTTCGGGTACGCCGCCGTGGACGAGACCAAGCGTATCATCACGCGGGTCTCCTACACGGAGAGCACCGATGAGGTGAACCTGGACAGCAAGCTCGTCCTCAAGGTGGCGACCGGTACGAAAGGAAACCTCTCGGCCATTTCCCGGGAAGACCTCATACCCATCAACGCCTACATAAACAAGATGAAATTCGCCGGGACAAGGCTCGAGGTCATCTCCGCCAAGGGAGATGTGCTTATCCCGCGCCTGACCGTCTATTACGACGGGGCTGTCCCTGAGACCGCCATGTACGACGCCATCGAGGAACGGCTGAACAGCTATATGATGGACATCGATTTCGACGCGGCGGTCTATGTCACCCGGATCATGGATGCCCTGCGGGGAGCGGAGCACGTGACGGATGTTTATATCGACGAGGACGCCGTGCCCGGACAGGGCATTTTCCTGGCATGTTATGACGGGGACGGCAGGCTGCAGCCGGAAAAACGCATCGGGCGCATGGCCTATACCGCCTCGGGTTACCTGAAGGAGTCTTCCGGGGAGGGCGAGGAAGCCGGCCTGCCCGGTTTCAGGGAAGCGATTATCCTAAAAGTGGAAAACCATGAGGTATAGGCTCTCCATCGACAAGGCCGTCAACCGGCTGGTGCCGCATTACCTGTCGGGACGCGGGTTCATCCTGTTCATCCAAAGCTGCCTCTACCCGTTGCAGTCCCTGAATGACAAGTTCCGCCTCTTTGCCCGGGAGAAACACATAGAAGCCCGCATGACCTCGCAGGTAATCTATTTCGAGTGGTATCTGAACTACAGGTTCGGACAGTACCTGCGGGACAGCCGGGACAGCATCTTCATCAAGGACAGCCAGAGCCTCGGCGTGGACCTGTACCACGAAGGAGCCGAGAACGCCCGCCCGTGTACCGTATGGTACAACGGTGAGGAAATCACCGCCACCCGCCAGGAGGAACAGCCGCGGCCGTTCTACCATCTCTCCGAGGAGAAGATGGTGAACAAGGTCAGCTTCATGGTCTGTGTCCCGCCCGTGCGTATCGACGTGCGGGAGTTCGTCTACATGCTCTCCTACGTGGTCAATACCTACAAGATCGCGGGCAAGACTTACCTTATCCGTATCGACAGCGAAGAATACATACCCAATACCAACACGAAGCAATGAAAGAATACATCGCCGAGACAGGCGGACGCTACACGTACAGCGACGACATACTGAACCTTCAGGAGCTGGCCCTCAGCCTGTCATCCGTCTTCGAAGGCTGCACGGACTTCATCATCTCCGGCTGCGAACCGGACGGGCCGCGCATCTCCCCCGGCTATGTATGGCTGGGTGGAAAGGTCCGGTATTTCGAGGGGTGCGCGGATGCCGTGTATCCTTACTACATCTACGAGGTCAACCGGCACGAGTCGGTGGTCTACGCGGGGGACGTGGACAAGCTCGGACGCACCTGCTACCTTTGTGCCGGAGGGGCGGAAGTCCCGTCCACCGAGGACGGCGTGACGGGACAGCTTCCCCGTTTCATCGAGATGACAGCCGGCTATGCCCCGCGTTTCATCGACAAGTTCATGGGACGCTATGCCGTGCTGCTCGACACGCCGTTCACCCGCCAGACGATAAAGAAGGACATGGTGCTGACCGGTTCGCTTTCAGGGGAAAAGGAAATATCGTCCCGGACGGCGGTATCGGTCACGGGTGCGGACGGCTACCAGCTCAAGGGAATCGTCCGGACGGACGGGAACGCCTCGGTGGGCGCCTATCTGAACGGGTTGCTCGTCAACGAGATTGTCTTCCATACCGACGGTTCCGTCAGCTTCATGAAGCAGGGAAAGGAGATGGCGAGGATGACCGAACAGGGGCTGTCCTGCGACACGGTCTCCGGAAAGAGCATCCGTGCCGGGTCCGTCATCTTGCATGGAAACCACCTGTACAACGCGGACGATACCAGCGATGAGGGCTCCGTAACGGTCAACCGCTACGGGCTGGACGGCGGCGGGAGCAGGTTCCGCGACTTTGCCGTGTATGACGGCAAGCAGGGAACGCTGGCCCTGCTCCATGTCATCGGAAAGGAGAATCTCGTCCGCGTCAATGCCGCCTTTTCCGTCCGCAACGCGGGCGCGGGTATGGACCTGTGGAACACGGCCTACACGAAAGACAACCCGAAGCTGGTGGGCCTGCTCTCCTGGAAGGACAGTAACGGGGCCGTGCTGGCACATGCCGGTTTCGATACGGCCGACGGCTTCCGCTTTACCCTGAAAAACCTTCTCGGCGACATCGTGCTTGTCCCGAAAGGGGCGGTGGATATCCGGGGAACCTTGAAAATAAACGGGAAACCGTCGGGCGAAATCTATGTCTCCATAGACGATTTCAATGCCGCCATGAAAAAGAAGGTGGATGCCACTGACGGCAAGGGGCTTTCCACCGAGGACTTCACCACGGAGCTCAAGCGTAAGCTGGAGGCCATATCGACGGGCAGCCTGGAAGACGGGGGAGACGGCTATGTGACCGCTTCGGTCATGCGCACCGCCCTCGGCATGAAACTCTCCGCCAATGAAAACCTGCGGGACATCATGGACAAGGGTGCTGCACGGGACAACCTGGACGTGTATTCCAGGGAGGAAGCCGGCGGGGTCTTTCTGAAAATATCCTCCGGGCTGGGCGAGCTGGTGGAACTGACGGCGGAAGAAATCGAGGGGCTTCCCGTGGAGGAGATAACCGCCCTCAAGGAAAGAAAGGAAGCGGCTGTACGCGCCACGATAAAGGCCGAGAAAGCCGGTACCGGGGAGCTGAAACTGGCGAAAGCCTCCAACCTTTCCGACGTGTCCGACAAGGCCAAAGCCCGCCAGAACATCAGCGTGTATTCCATCTCCGAGGTGGATAGGCTGCTGGAGGGCAAGCTGGGGACGGATTCCGCCTACACGGGCATCGTGTTTACCCCGGAAATGAGGGACAAGCTGCTGGCCATCAAGGACGGCAGCTTCGCCTATACCGATGCCTCCGGTTCCCATGCCCAGGTGGAAGGATACCTGAAGACCTCCCAGGTGGAAAAGGAACTGAAAAAGAAGGCCGAAAGGCTGATGCAGGGGTATGACGCTTCGGAAAAGAGCACCATTGCCGCCAACCTCGGGCTGTACACCAGAAGCGAGTCGGACGGGCGTTTCGCCACGCTGGAAAGCCTGTTCCAGGACTACATCTCCTACCTGGCCAGGCAAGGGAAAACGACGGAAGAGGCACAGAAAATCCTTCGTGACAAATTGGACCTGCTCTCCAAGGAGGAAATCGTGAAGGACTACCTGCGCAAGGACGGCAAGCTCTCCGACCTCGTCCTTGCGACAACGGAATCCAAAAGGCAGGCATGCCGCACGCTCGGCGCCGCCTTTGCCGATGACTACCAGCCACTGATGCAGGACACGGGATGGCTCCAGATGGCGAACAGCGGCCTCGGCACGGACACGAGCGGTTTCTTCGTGCGCCAGATAGGGAATATCGTATCCATACAGGGGTACGTCAACACGGCAAAAAGGGACGGGAGCAACGAGGGAGGTGTCGTGGCCGTGATACCGAACAAGATCCAGCCCCCGAAATACAGCGTACGCTGTACGGCGGCCAACTGGAACGACAACCACAAGTACAACCGGGGGACCACCTTCGTCATCTACGGCGGTTCCCGGCACGTACAGCTCTTCGAACGGGGCATGTACAATGTAAATGTAGAACTCAATTTCACTTATTTCGTATGAAACGGAAACTCAACGTCAGCGGCGACATAGAAAGCCGCAGGAGGATCGCGGCAAGGGGCATTCCCGTCCCCGCCGCACCGGTACAACAGGCAGAACACGGACATGGAACGGAAGAGAAAGGAACGGCAGAGGCAGACCAGGACGGTATCCCGTCCGGCTCCGCGAAAACGCGAAGAAGGAAGGCCAAGGGGGACGCTGAAACGGTTTCCCTTTGAACAGACCCGGCTGGGGTTCATGCTCAGGTATGAGATGCCGGTGGTGTATTTCCTGCTCCGCAGGCTCTGCCCCGTGCAGCCGTTCGAGCCGGACTGGCGCGTGGTGGAGGCCGTGGCAAGGTCGGCAGCGGATACATCCCGCGACAAGCCCAAGTTCCGGCGTTACCTCGAAGAGTATGCACGCGACGGGGTCTATTGCCGTCGCGGAAAACTGCTCACGCCCGAAAGGAAAGCCTACTACGAGCATATCCGCAGCGTAAAAATGAAGGAATACATCAGGCGGAACAGGAAACGGCTGCAAATGTCCGGAACAGGCGGGGAGTCTCCCGAGAAAAGGCTGAACGAGCTAAAAAGCATACTTAAAAATATCATATAATAAATTGGCAAACAGCGTATTGAGAAAAATCTAAACGAATATATGGTCTTGTGCCCCCGATTCCCTATTTTTGCGGGCAGTCGCTTCAAGACCTTTTCCAGATTGTCAAATGAGTACCCTTTCCAAGGTACGGTCAGCGAGACACGTCTTGCAATATTCCTGTCAGTTGAAGCAAGCGGAGAAACCGAACCCGTTTGCCATGTCTTCCAGTTTCTTCGGGCATCTTTAACCCATAAAGCATTTCAGTTATGCAAGAAGAAAACATGGGGAACATGTCGGTCGAAGACCTGTTCCTTGCCAGTCAGGAATCCTACGCAGAAGCCCAGCAGCGGGCTATCGAGGAAAACAAATCATTCGCCAAAACGGAATTCTTCCGCATGGACAAGCTGGGCACCTACCGGCTGCGCGTCCTTCCGCTTGCCCCGAACGCGGACGGCACGGCGGCACGTCCCGGGTACGAGTTCCCCATCCACCAGCTCCTGCTGGAACTGGAAAAACCCGCCTCCGGCGGCAACAAGCCCGCCAAGATGTACGTGACTGTCCCACGGGCCACGGACGCGGGCTACAGCCTGGACATCATCGACACCTACCGGAAGCTGGCGGTAGCCTGCGCCAGGGATGCGGGCGACGACAAGCTGGCGGAGAAAATCGACGGGGGCTCTTTCGGCGGCGGGCTACGTTTCAGCTACGGGCACGCCATGTATGTCATCGACATGAACGAGAAGGCCAAGGGCATCCAGCTGCTGACCCTTTCCCACGCCCAGTTCAAGGACCTGGACGAAAAGAAATTCAAGCTGTGGCAGAAGAAACTGCAGAAAAATCCGGACTATCCGTGCCCCGTCTCCTCCATTAACAATGCCTACCCGGTGGAAATCGAGAAGCGGAAGAACGGGGCCAAGACGGAGTACGTGATCAGTATCGACAACGAGTCCGACGTGGAGGTGCTCGGAAAAGAGGAGCTGACCGCGCTCATGGCGGCAACCCGTATCCCGGAAATCGTCTGCCGTTATTCCAGGTACCATCTCGGGGCTACCGTGGAGTTCCTCAAGCAGTGCGACGGCCTGTATGGGCTGAACATCATGGACACGGACGAGATGCAGGAGGCCATCGACCTGCTGAACGGGGAACTGCCCAAGGAGGATACTTCCGAGTTCTCCTTCGACCGCCGTACGAAAGACAGCCGGGAGAACGGGAACAGGACGGGAGGCATCTCCCTGGACGACCTTTTCGACCGTTACGAGGAGTTGCAGGAACAGGGCATCGGGGACAAGACCGAGGAGGGGCAGGAACTGCGCGGCCTGATACGCACCTACATCGAGCAGGAAAAGCTGCCGGTACGGGTAACCCGTTCCACTTCCAACAAGGACCTGCTCGACCTGATAGAAGAAGCGTTGGGGAATGCCCCGGATACGGCCGGCGGCGAGGAATACGGGGAAGAGGAGAACCGTACCCGGGATACCGGACAAGAGGATACGGGCAGCCCGGAGAACGCCCCGGAGGATATGCCGGAAGAACGTCCGGAACGTCAGCGACGCAGGAGATAAAACCTTTCGTGAGAACAGAAAAACAGTATGAACGGCGGGAGGCCGCAAGGTTTCCCGCCCTTTTACACAATCGCTTATGAAAGGAAATAATCCCTGCCTGCTGCTATTGAACGACATCCATGTCTCAAAGGACAATATCCCCGCATTCCGCGCCAACTGGCAGGAGGCGCTTGACATCTGCAGGGAACACGGGGTGAAGGAAATCGCCGTCGGCGGAGACCTTTTCTTTTCCCGTGCCGCACAGACACTGGACGTGCTGCTTGCCGTACATGACATCCTGCTCGATGCCGCCGCCCAGGGGGTGCATGTCACCCTGGCGGAAGGCAACCATGACAAGGTAAACCAGGAATCCGTACGGGGCTATTGCCACGTGTTCGACCGCTTCCCCGGCGTGTCCGTGGTGGACGAGTATTCCAGGATAGAAAATCCCGGATGGTCTTTTGTCATGCACCTGATGGGATATTTTCCGGAAGACGGTTCCTTCACGGAAAAACTCGCCCGGCTGAAAGAGGAGGCCCTCGATCAGGAACGGCTGAACTTTCTCTATGTACACGAGGGCATCAACGGGGCGCTTGCCCAGCCTTCGGAAAAGGAACTGCCTGTAAAGATATTCGGGGAGTTCGACCGGGTCTTTGTCGGCCATTACCATAACCGGACGGTCATCCCCCGCACGCGTATCGAATACATAGGTTCTTCACGCCAGCATAATTTCGGGGAGGATGAGGAAAAAGGCTACACGCTTCTCCACGCGGACGGCTCGCATGAATTCATCAAGAACAGGGTGAACGTCCGCTACCGGGTACTGGATGTGCCCGTGGAGCGTGCCGGGCTGCATCTGGCGGACGAGCTGAGGGAAATGGAGGCGGACGGCAGGTACAAGATCAAGGTACGTGTACATGCCCCGGCTGCCGCGATGAAGACCGTGGACAAGAACGCCCTGCTGGAAGCGGGTGCCGCCAAGGTGGAACTGGTGGCGGACGACGAGCAGGCGGTGGAAGCGGCCTCTTCTTCCCTCTTTGAGAAGTTCGACAGCCACCGTATCAGGGAGGCTTACGAGACATTCTGCCGGGAGAAGCGGATCGAGGACGTGGAGACCGGATTGGAATATTTATCTAAAATCGAGGACAGACCATGTGGAAACTGAAACTTATAGAAGCGGAAAACCTGTGCGCTTTCCGCTCGCTGGCATACACGCCGCACCAGGGGGTGACCACCCTGATTTTCGGGGACAACCGGGACAACGATTCCCAGCAGTCGAACGGTGCCGGGAAATCCGCCCTGCTGGAATGCATTGCCGTGGGCATCACGGGCAGCCCGCTAAGGAAAATCCGCTCGGAGGAGATTATCAACGACACGGCGGAGGAATGCCGCATCAGGCTGCATTTCGTCAATGATGCCGATGAGGAGGAGATGGAAATACGGCGCCGCATCCCGAGAAAGGGGGCATCGTCCGTCGCCTGTATCCTGTACCGTGGAGGAAAGGAAGTGACGACGGATGAAGCCGTACAGCCCTCTGTCGATGCGTACAACAGGTATATCCTGGAAAAACTCGGTATCACGAGGGACGAGCTTCTGAACAATTTCATCCTCTCCAAATACCGCTACGAGGATTTCCTTTCCTCCTCGGACAAGGAGAAGAAGGAAATCATCAACCGTTTCTCCAACGGTATCCTGGTGGATGAAGCCATTGCCCGTGTGGAAGCGGACATGGAACCGTTGTCCGGGGAACAGCAGGATGCGGCATTGGAACTGGCCGGAATGGACGGACGGGTGGAGATGCTGCTGGAGCAGATCCGCAAGGAGGAAGAGGCAGGAGCCGAACGCGGGCGTACCCGCGAGAACCGCATCCGGGAGCTGGAAGCGTCCATCGCGTCAAAACGTGCCCTGATGCGCGACAGGACAGGAACTGTTGCCGCCTGTGAACGGCAGACCGAGGAGATACGCCGGGCGGATGAAGCCTTGCAGGAACTGGAGGGCGGCGACGCCCCGCTGGAAGAGTGCCTGAAAGGCATCGGAAAATTCATGCCGCTCTTCCCGGGTGCCGGACAGACGGACTGGAACGGGGCGGTAGCCGCCAAAAAGGAAAGCCTTCGGGCGGCCGAGGCACGGCTGGATGACCATGACCGCGTCTTGTGCTCTCTCGAAAAGGAACTCGAAGAAAAGCGGAAAGCCTGGGAACTGTTCAAAGCCGGGTTCGCCGCGTTCCATGAGGACTACCGGGAGAAGTCCGCGGCAACCGCCGGGGCTTTGCAGGAAATGGATAACCGGTTGCGGGACCTTGCCTCGCGCATAGAGGAACTGCGGCACAAAAGACGCGTCGTTTCCGCCGGTATCGACGAGTTGTCCAACAAGCTGGCCGGGTCTATCAAATGCCCTTCCTGCGGGCATGAGTTTCTGGTGGCGCATCCCGGGTTCGACATCGCGGAAGGAATGAAGGAGCTCGGACTGCGGCAGCGGCAGCTGGGGGAAATCAATGCCGGTATCGACACCCGTCAGAAGGAGAACGAGGAGATGGAACGCCGGCAGGCGCGACTGAACAATGACCGCAGGACGTTGGACGGTGAGAGGGACCGCATGGAACGGAAGCTGGCGGAACACGAGCGGGATGTACGCAACACCTCTCTGCGGGTGGAGAATGCCGGGCATGACCGGGAACGCATCGCGGCCGGAATCGCCACCCTTCGGAACGACATCGAGGGCATACGCCGCAAGGTGTTCGACGAGGTGTTCGGGTTTGTGGATGACCGCCATGCCGCCATAGACAGGGAGATACGCGCGGCAAAAGAAGAGATACGCGCCGCGGAATGTGCCATAGAAACCTTGCAGGCGACAATCAGGGAAGTGAACGAATCATCGGGAAACGACATGGTCCTTTCCTTGAAGGCGGCGCTCAGGGAGGTCCGTGTGAAAGCGAACGCGGCAGCGGAACGCAAGCTCGGCATAGACGCCCGTATCCGGGCGTTGGAAATACAGAAGGAGCGTTTCGTGCAGTTCAAGACCTACCTGGCCAACACGAAGATAGAAGCGCTGGGACGGGTTACCAACGAGTTCCTGGCGGGCATAGGCAGTGATATCCGTATCCGTTTCGACGGGTATACCGTCCTCAAGAGCGGAAAGGTACGGGAGAAGATCTCCATTTCGCTCCTGCGGGACGGCATGGACTGCGGCTCTTTCGGGAAGTTCTCTGCCGGAGAGGCGGCCCGTGTGAACCTGGCCACCATCCTGGCCATGCAGAAGCTCGTGAACGCCAATTGCGAGGAGGGCAAGGGACTCGACCTGCTGGTGCTGGACGAGATTCTGGAAGCCGTGGACGAGGCGGGATTGGCCTCGATGTTCGAAGCCCTGAATGCCCTTGGCGGTACCGTGATGGTCGTCTCCCACGGCAACGTGGCGGAGGGCTATCCGCACAGGCTGGTCGTGACGAAGGAGAACGGAGAGTCGAGGATAGACCGCTGAGGGACAGGCCGAAGAACGCTGCCGTACATGATGGAACCGTAAGATTGTAAAATGATGCTCACCGTAGCTGACAGATTAGGACACCAGATTCAGTATCAATCTTTTCAGTCAGTGAAAGTGTGGAAAAGAAAAACATCTTAGGGGCGGACTCCTCCGATGAGGAGTCCGTAAGGCGGAGGGCGGCACTCCTGGAAAAACATGTGATGCCGCACAGGAACCTGATATATAGTATCTGTATCAAGTACACCTATAACCGGGAGGACATCGAGGACAACTATATAGAGGCTCTCGCGAACTTTTTCAAGTACATGGACAGCTACAACCCGGAGCGTCCCGTGAAGACATGGATATATGCCGTGACGAAACGGCTCATAGCCGACCTGAACAACCGGAACAGGAACCGCCTGCCGGCAGACGAGAACATGGACATACGGGAGGTGTCCTCCTCGCTGCTCGACGAGACGGAACCTTCGGGAAACAGGATGGGGATGGACAATTACCGGGAGTTCTACAACGACGCTATCCTGTGGGCGCTCGACCGTCTGAAACCTATCTACCGCGAAGCCTTCCTGCTCCAGCAGGCCGGCTACAAGATCGGGGAAATCATGGAAATCACGTACCGTAACGGCACGCTCCGGACACTGAACATCGAGACGGTCAAGAGCCGCCTGTTCCTGGCCAAGGCGCAGCTGCGTAAACTTCTGACAGAGGATGGAGAGAAAAGAGTGGATTGACGGTTGCCGCAGGCTCTTTGCCCGGCTTGTCCGCGCTGCCGTGTGGGCGGATTTCACTTTTCCCGCCGGGGGACGGAGCGGGAGGCAGTTGGGGACATGCTTCGACCTCCTGTGCCGGGAGGTCGTGTCCGTCAGCGGGGAACGCCTGGCGGATTTCTGTATCTGCCAGGCATATACCCTGTCCGGATACGGGACGTCTTACCGCCGGCGGTGGAATGTCTCGCATTCCTTCGGGGAAAAGGCTGTCCGCCGTTACCTGTGTTCCGGGAAGGGACGCAGGTACCATGAAGACCGCTGGCTTGAAAGCCACGGGCTTTCAAGGCCCGCCCTGGCGGGCATGGTCATCGACCGGAGCCGTCACCCGCTCGACCGTTTCATCTATCCCGAATACGAGGAAAGGACCAAGCGCCGCCTGCTCTCCACCGAGGCAGGCTATGTCGTTTGTGCCCTTTCCACGTTGCTCTGGACACCCTTTTCTCCCTCATGCGGCAAGTGCCGGAGGTCCGGAGAATGCCGCCGGCGGACGGAGGCCATCTACCCGGAACTGTTCCGCCTGCGGTGTGAAGCCTGGCTGAAAAAGGAGGCACGGCCATGAGCACGACCAACCCGCTCAGCGCCGAGTTCCTGTACGAGCTCTACGCCACGGCACTCAGGCAGGAGCCCCTGTGTGCCGTCCTCTCCCGCCACATGCGCAAGGAGTACCTCCCGGACCGTTCTTTCCAGCGGGTACAGGAGGCTATCGCCGTCCATTTCCGCACCTACAAGTCCCCTCCGTCATACGCTGTCCTTACACAGACTTTCCAGGAGGATTACGATGCCATCGAGCTGATCGACACGTTCAGGGAATACGACGAGGGGCAGAGCGCCGAAGTGATGACCGACATGCTGGAATCCTACATCAAGGGAGTCCGGCTGCAGGCGGTCTATGCCGAGGTCGGCAGGCTGTATAACGAGAACCGGCAGGACAAGGCGGAAAAGACGCTCAGGGAGTATGCCGAATGGCTGTCGGGATTCACGCTGAAAAGCTCGTCTTTCATCGATGTGGCGGAGACCTTCAAGGAGCGCTTCGAACGGAACAGGCGCAGGGAGGAGGAAGAGGAACGCTCCGCCTCGCCCCGGGTGTCCCGTTTCTATATCCCGTACCTGGATGCACTCAATGCGGGAAGGAACCTGCGGGGACAGCTGACCTGCTTCCTGGCTTCCACGGGAGTGGGAAAATCCCATATCGCCAAATGGATAGGGGTACGTGCGGACATCGACGACGGGCTGCATGTGCTGCATTTCCAGTTGGAGGGCTCGGAGGACGAGGCGCTGAACGCCTATTCGGGAGGGCTGATTTCCCGGAACGCCTACTATTTCGAGAGAGGAAAGATTTCGGACACGGAAATGCGGCATCTTGAAAAGCTGGTCGCCTCCTACGCGGGAAGCATCACCGTGCGCAGCTATCCGCGTTTCAACGCGCAGGTGTCCACCCTCGACATCAAGAACGGGATTTCGGAATACCGCAAGCTCAAAGGGCATAACCCGGACATCGTGATCGTGGATTCGATGGACCTGCTGACGGATGCCAACCGCCGTTCATGGGGAGCGGACCATGAACGGGCGAAACGTATTGCCGTGGCCAACGACCTGAAAGACCTCGCCGCCGACGAGAAGGTATGGATCGTGGTTACATACCAGTCCACCATCGAGGACAGGGAGTGGCTCAATGACGAGAGGAACGTGCTGACCGAGTACAACTGTTCGGAGGCGAAAGGGCTGGCACGGCCGTGTACCCACCTGATTTCGCTCAACCAGTCATCGGCGGAACGGAAAGAGAACGTGATGCGGCTGCACGTGGCCAAGAGCCGTTTCTTCAAGAAGGGGGACACCATCAAGATTGCCACGGACTATGACAACGAGGTCTTCTACGACGGGAAGCGGTCATTGGGACTGAACAGGGAATGACCGGCAAATTTTTGCGGGTAAATCTTCCTTTTGGGCGGGGTTATGACAAATTTTTGCGACTAATCTCGCCGAAATGACAAATTTCTGCGATTAAACTGTTTTGGGATGCGGGTATCAGGGGAACAGGTATATATTGTTAAAACATGATAAAAACAGGAGAAGTGCGACAGGAGATGTACATTTTTCTATCTTTACAACATAATCGGCTTGTCCCGGATACAAAAAATAAAAGAATGAAAGCGATAAAAGTACTTATAGACGAAACAGGAGTCCCGAAGAAAGCCCGGTTCATATCACGGATGAACACGGACGAGAACATAGCTGTCATGGAGGTGGCACGCCGGGAGCTCTGTATTGCCGCTATCAATGAAGCGGATATGGCAAGAGTCCGTTCCATGATTGCAGAATGTTTCGACAAATACGACATCGAAACGGTGAAATAA